GTGGCCCCTTTTTACTGCTAGCCCCCTTAGGCTCCTCGTGATAAGCTCTTCCTGAAAGGCCCATACCACATAGGTATATATCCATTACCTAATCACCCCCTCTCCCTACACAAAATGAAGAACCCATCCAAAGGCCTTTCATAAAATTTTTCCAGGATATTTTTAAGGCTCCCATTATAAGGACTTCCCATACACCTTTGCCTCATAAACCTTAATCAATTTATCAAAGGCCTTAATCCTGGATTCAGTATCAAACCTATCCCCCAATAAATATCATGGATAGAAAGGTTATCACTAAGGTTCTTATAGGCCTCGGTATTCTTATCACCACCCAAGAAATCAAACCAGAATGCAAAATATTCCAAATATAAATAACTCACCTGATATTTGAAGATATTTTCTAGAAGTGTTGCCTAAGACTGAAAGGGCAAGCCCTGTTATTCCTATTAAGGAAGTAAATTACTATGATTTACTTTTAATCCATAAACCCCATAGCTATGAGTTTCCTTATGTTTCACTCGGGTAATATACCTATAATTGAAGAAGATGATATGAAGTTAGTAGAGTTAATTCAGTAGTTACCTCTAGTATTGCCTCTGACCTTATGTACGGCCATATTGATGGGGTAAAGCTAAAGTGTTTGAACCAAGCACACAATAATAATTTTCTGATTATCATACCAGACGTATTTGTGAATATGGAGGTAGAGGGTGTTAATTTATACTTACCTAACAATGTATTATTCTTAAATGATGAAGGTACCCAAAAATTAGTCAAGATAATATGTTACCAAGACGGTGACCAGGAGTTCCAAATGGCAGCCACTATGTAGACTAAAAGAAAAGGGCAGGAAATTTCCTGCCCTTTAACTGTGTGAATGTAATGATTATTTCTGGTCTGGTTCTTGAATCTTTGCTCTCTGTTTCAGGTAGAACTTGGTCTCTACAAATAGATATGGATAATCCTTATTCTCCGGGTCATGTACTAATGTATAATCAACCCCTCTCACATTAGCCCTCATATAGTGTAACTTTCTCCAGGCTTCACTGTTCAGGTTTTTGATTACCTGTTCGAAAGAAGAAACAAAACCTATCCTCTTCCTAATGTATTGTTTCGGTGTTCTCAATGTACTTCTACATACTTCTTCGTAGAACATCTCTTCTACTACTCCACCAGCTGCATAGAACTGACCAGGTGTATAAACTTTTACTGCCATATAATTGTGATTAAGATTCCCAGATATCAAATGGTTGGTCTTGGTTTGTTGTAACTACTAAATCGTAGTTTTCCCTCTTTACTCTAAGCTTGGAGTAGGTTATACCATATTTCTTGTAAATACCTGCCTCAGTATCGGTTAGGATATTTTCTATATTACCTTTAAGTTTACCACTAAACTTCTGAGGACACCCCATTATCAAGGGGTTTATCTTTCTATAGATTTTGTCCACTATCAATCTTGGAATATCTCCGTCCAGTATTACTTTCTCTATATAGGCATCCCATACGGGAATATCCTTTTTCTCTTGGTCACTAACCCTCGGGAGAATTATCTCAGTGTTGATTCGTCTTCTTGCCATTTCTGAAGAGTACGTTGAATGTTAATATAAACAGTCCGGTTACTACTGCCGGACTTACCGCCCAAATAAGGAATAAAACTCCATACCTTACTGGATTACTGGCTTTCCCTAATGGAGTTTCCTTGATTACACTTATCAGGAAGATACAAAAAATAAACCCTAAAACATACATGATGAGTAGGGTATAACCCAACCAAGTCGGGGGAGTAGCTGTTAGCGTATTATACATGATATAATGATTAAGCAGGTGATGCAAATTATTAGTGTTTGTATGGCTTCTTTCTTACCCTTGTACCAAGATTCATTACCTTCATATCCCTTGTCAAGTCCTTTTAAGACTTTCCAAATCATTCCACCGCTATATGCAGTGTAACTGAGTATGTTAACTATGGCCCAATGTAAGAGGAATCGTATCATATATCTCCGAGTTTTTCGAGGATACGGCTTATTTTAGCCGCTGCATACATAATAATATTGGCATTTTCAATGCCTTTCTTATTGATAGCGGCTAATTTATCGATACCACGAGTTAAAGTTCTCTGAGCCGTCATAGTTTTGTACTTTTCTTCATCGAAAACTTCAATTTTGTACTTCGAATTTAGAGGATGAAGAGTTCTATCCATCTTGATACCATTCTCAAGGGTGTAAATTCCATTTTTCCTCTCCTTAATTGCCGTCTTTTCAAAGAAGGCAGGTCCTGTTACCAGTAGTAAATCACCAACTTTCATAGATTTTGTTACTATTTTATGCAATATAATATAGTTTATTCAACTTCCTTCAGGTATTCAGCTATAATAGGATCTTCACCTCGTATAATCTTACGTAAAGGACGGTAACTTTTAACTTTGAATTTAGATTGAAGTTGTTTAGTAGTCCAATTAGGATGTTTTTGATAGAATTTATAAATCTTTATCTTGAGTTCGTTGCTATATTTAGATTTTGGATGTTTATCCCCGAATACTCTATAATAAGGGTTTTTATCTCCTCGTTTATCCCCCAGCTTCATTCTACCCTCTCTCACAGCTTTTTCAGTATTTTCTTTGGGTGTACACCAATATAGGTTACTTACCCTATTATTTAGGGGGTTATTATCCTTATGACCCACATAAGGTTTATTATATTTGTTAGGTATATGAACTTTTGCTACTAACCTTGAAACCGAATGTATTCCTCCTCTAAAATAAAAATAAGCTCGACGGTATTTATGATTCTTGGATAAACTGTGGTATATCCTTAACTGTACCCAATTATTATTCCTTAACTTAAAGATATCACCGTCAACACTTACATATAATCCGGGCATCCAGGGAACATTCTCTTTCATCATAAAATATGTTTTAGAATAATAGCAAAGCTAGTTCTTTGCAAGACCTTCCGGTATATATTATAAAATTCTATTTTTAATGAATGTTTTAGGTGTATGTGGAGCTCAAGGAGCTCTATTATTCGAGTTTAAAGAGCATCTTATAGCCAATGTAGAGCCAAGAGCAGTATTTCACTCCAAAAAAGAGGAGCAATGGAAGCTCAATTTTGGCAATATACCGTTTGTAAGGTCACTGGAAGAGGTAAAAACTTCCAAAATAGACCTAATACTCGGCTCTCCATCATGTGGGCATAGCTCGGTATTCTCATATTCCAGGAAAAAATCCCTGGGCAAACCCCGGGAAGATGTTACTCTTAATCTGTATCTTTCTAGTGTTAAGAAGTTCAAACCGTCAATATTTATGCTTGAGAACCTCCCTAAGCTTCTAGATTTTATTCCTATCGGGGAATGGAAGCATAATTTCCCCGATTACAAACTTATAGTACACTGTCATCCTGTTACGGTATTTGGTAATTCTCAACAAAGTAGGAAACGTTTGGTGTTAATAGGAGTCAGAAAAGACTCCAATATCAATCCTCAGATCTTTGACCATACTTTTCAAGTCACTAAGCCTAAAAATCTATGTGAATTGAAGAAAGAAGTACGTAGAGACATAAACTATAGAGAAGCTGACGATAAAAAATTGGCCATGTATCATTATGCAGATAAGTCAAAAACTACTTTGACAGTAGCTCAAGTGAGAAAGCTATGGAAAACAGAGTTTAAGAATGACTACAAATGGCCAATGAGAACCAAGAAGATGAAGACTCTTCCTGGAGTATATCGAAATAAGAAAAAGAGCTACCCATTAACCGTAAGACCTTCATCAAGGCAATTTAATCCCCACGGTAGAATAATGGGACTTGATGAATATAGGGTGATTATGGGTTTTCCCAAATCATTCAAGGTATATTTTGACAATGCTAATCCGACTTATTGGTTGAATAAAGGGAGAAATACCCTAACTAAGGGTGCCGTATATGAGAATTCATTGTGGTTAAAATCCTGTTTACAAAAGGCTGGTCTAATATCAAAATGAATATCCCCTATCGCGTACGTATATGCGCAGTTATTGAGTATTTTTCTTTAGAAAAATACGAAAATAACCTCCAGCTTGCTGGAGTACTTATCTTTTAAGTATTAGCTATTAAGTATTAGCTTTAAGACTTACTTTCTTTAACCCCCCTATAATCCCCCCTAATTGTTTTCATAAACCCTGAACCATGAAAAATGTAATCCTAACCTCGGCCTTCATATTTATGGCCTTAACCATATTCTGGCTATGGAACCGAAACTCGGAATTAAAAGAAGGTATTAAAAATTCTACTGAGCAACCCGATACGGTTTGGGTTAATAAACCTTTTACAGCAAAGGTAGAATTTCCAAATTTTAAGTTGCCCAAGATGGTATTCCTCTATCAGATAGATTCAGTACCTATTGAACGTATTGAATATGTTGATAGAGTAGTTACTATCATTCAGAAAGATTCAACCAAGATTGAATACAATGAGTTATTTCTAACTAACTATCCAAAGGCTCCAAAGTTATTGCAGATACTTTCAAATCGAGATAAGCTATCTATCACTACATTCAATACAGACTGTATATCAGCTACAGAAGAATATACAGTCAACTATTCTCGATATCAGTATAATTACCTGGATGGAAAATTAACCTATAAGAAAACACCTTTCCTTAAAAGATTCAATCCAGTGATTCAATATACCTTACGACCAGTACATAACTTCCATGATTTAGATTTAGGCCTGAAGTACAATACCAGTAAATTTAATTATGAGGCTGGGTTGAATATCAACTATTATCCCAAACTTCGGGACAATTTAGGTCTCGACCCATACCTAAGAATTTCATACAATTTCTAACATGGCAAGAAAAAAAACCTTAGTTGAAGATGCAAGTCTTACACCCGAACAACTTAAGACCTTGGTTCGGGTGATGAAAGACCCGTTCTTCTTCTCTACTTTCTGCTACGTGATTAACCCCGTATTGGGTATGGTAAAGTTCCTTCTCTATCCTTTTCAGAAGGCAGTTCTTTACCAATTCATGCTCAATAGGTTCAATATCATCCTAAAGTTCCGTCAGGCTGGTATTACTGAGCTAATCTCTCTCTACTGTCTTTGGTTAGCAATGTATCATCCTAACAAGAAGATAAATATTATCTCAATCAAGGACACCGTAGCAAAGAAGGTACTGAAGAAGATTAAGTTCATGTACAAGAACCTTCCTTCATATCTGCAAGAGCCAATTATAAATGGTCGTGCAGGGGAGTTTGGTTCTGTATCAACTATAGAGTTTGCAAATGGTTCAGTTATTGAATCTATACCAACATCTGACCAAGCTGGTCGTTCTGAATCTTTGTCGTTATTAGTGATTGATGAGGCAGCTATTGTTAGGTGGGCTTCAACTATTTGGGCTTCATCTTTCCCTACTCTATCAACCGGTGGTGCTGCTATAGTAAACTCTTGTATTACTGGAGATACCCAGATTATTGGCAAGGATGGTCCTTTTAGGGTTGATTCTATTTGTCCCAAAACTTTTGGTAAGATGGATATATCACATCTTGGACTGAGAGTATTATCACATACTGGAAAGTGGCAGAGAGTACTTGGTTCTGTAAATAAGGGTGTACTTAAAACTTGGGAAGTTCACAATGAGCAAGGTAGGGTTATTAAATGTACCCCAAAACATAAGTTGTATACTCTTGAAGGTTGGTTACCTGTTTCAGAGATAATCAAACGAGATATACCTGCTATCTTCTATCATACTGGTATAAGTGGTCTGGAGCAGAATCCAGTAACCGTAAAACCCAAGAAAGAGATATGCAAACCCATACCTGGTTATCCAAACTATGAAGTCTCCAACTGGGGAAGAATCTTCATTGTAAAGAATGGGACGAGGGTAGAGAAGTTACCAAGACCTTGTAATAATAGGGAGAGATACCTAAATATAAGGTTGTGGAATAAGGGTCAAAAGAAAAAGATATGTGTCCACAATCTGGTGGCTAAAGTATTCTTAGGAGAAATTCCAGAAGGATATGTAGTTGACCACATTAACAACAATCCTTCAGACAACTATGTAACCAATCTCCAGATAGTTACAGTAGCTGAGAACAGTCAAAAAGCTGCAAAATACTCTTATGGCATGAAGCTTGGGTATAAGCTGAAAGGTGGATTTAACTACGACTTAAGAGTAGTAGCTTACATAAGATATCGTTATCAAGAGCTTGGTTACTATTATGGAGTGTTAGATAAGATATCTAAGGAGGTTGAATATAAGTTCGGAATTAAGCTGAACAAACCTTATATTCAACGCATTGTATCTGGTAAAAGGTGTACAAGTATCTATCTTTCTAAGCTTAAAGTAGTTAGAAAGTATTACGATACCATTTACGATATTTGCGTTGAACACGATGAATCTTACCTCATTAATGAAGACTACGTGTCTCATAACACCCCTTATGGTGTAGGTAACTTCTTCCACAGTACTTGGGTAGATGCTATATCTGGAGGTAATCCATTCAACCCCATACGTCTGTATTGGCAGATGCACCCAGACAGAGATGAGAAGTGGTATGCAGAAATGTCTGCTGCACTCGGTCCAAAGAGAACTGCTCAGGAGATAGATGGTGACTTCTTATCATCTGGTAATACCGTATTCGATTTGGCCGATATCAAAGCTATTGAGGAATGCCTATTCGACTACCAGATTATCAATACACGTTTGAAAGGTCAATACAAAGAATTCAATGAGCCAGACCCAAATAAGGAATACTTCATTGGTGGAGACTGTGCTACTGGACGAGGTACTGACTACTCTGCTTTCACCTGTATGGACCGAGATGGAGAAGAAGCTGCAGTATACAAGGGCAGAATACCCTTGAACAAATATGCCCGCTTACTTGGTGATATCGGGGAGAAGTATAACTTTGCTAAGTTAGCTCCTGAGACCAATGACGTTGGTATGACGGTGACAACCATACTTCAGGATGAGGGTTATCCAAACCTTTACTTCTATACTAAGCTTCTTAGGAAGAAACGTAAGAATAGACCTGAAGAAGATAAGTTCCCTGGTTGGTTGACCACAACCAAAAATAGGTCTGTCATCATTGAGAACTTGGAGAAGGATATACGGGAAGAAAACGTAATCGTGAAAGACCCGTTCTTTGTACAAGAAGCTTACACATTCATATATGATGGTGCAGGAAGACCTATTGCTCGGGGTAAGCACAGGATGAACAACTCTTCTATGGACCTTGACTTGGAAGGTGAGACATATTCAGATGACGCTATTTTTGGAAAGGCTATCACTAACCATATCAGGTGTCACAGTGCATCTAACACTGTAGTGATTCCACAGTAGACCATAAACAATCTTATATAACATGAAACTTAATCCTATCAGGTGGTTCTTAAGGTCAAAGCCTGTAGAATCAAAGAACAAAGATGAAGGAAAGGGTTCAATAAGTCCGGGCAGGGTTTCTCAACCAGATGATGGTGTGGGGAACTCTGAACTCATTACCACTCTTAATGATATGACGAACTTAGTTACCCCAACGTTCAGAACTGAACTAATACCTATCATTCGGGACTTATACAAAATAAACCCGGATGTAAGTATTGCACTACAGGACATGTTCAAGCTGTCCAATACTGGTCATACCATTGACTTCCCAAATAACACGGCTGAGGAGTCTACCAAGATGAGGGAACATCTAAAGAAAGTTACAAAGAGGTGGTCGAGGTATACTGCAGGTATAGACGGGTTGGTAAACAAGTTCATTGTTCAACTATTGGTTAGTGGTGCAATATCTGCAGAGGGAGTACCAAACAAGAAACTTTCTGGATTGGAAACCATTCTTTTCATTAAGCCCGAGACTATCAGGTTTAAGAGAGAAAACAATGGAGTATATCATCCATATCAAAGGAATCCACGTATAGTAGACGGTCTTAAAGATTCATTTATCAAATTGAATACCGAGACCTACTGTTATGTTGGGATGTACAACGACACTGACGAACCGTACGGAGTACCTCCTTTCATGTCTGCTCTGGACTCCATTGCTGGTCAGCATACTATGAGGAAGAATTTCAAACATATCATGGAAATCATGGGTATGGTTGGATTCTTGGAAGCAAAGATGGCTAAACCTCCTCGTACTGCTGGTGAAAGTGAAAAAACTTACCAAGAACGTCTGAACAGTACGCTCCGAAAGATGAAAACCAACATTGTTGGTGGTATGTCTGATGGAGTTGTAGTTGGTTATATCGATGACCACGAATTTGATTTGAAGTCTACCTCGGCTTCTATGCAGAACATTAACCTCCCTTGGAACATGAATCAGCAATCTGTTGCTAATGGATTGGGAGTAAATGGTTCTATCATAGGGGTTTCTGCATCACAATCTGGTACTGAGGGTGGAGCTGGTATACAGCTGTCAAAGATGATATCTCAGTTAAAGAATATACAAACCCTTGTAATCTTTGTACTGGAGTTCTTTTATTCTCTAGAACTGCGCCTGGCGGGGTTCAATAATAAGGGAATAACAATTCAATTCGGGACTTCTACTGTTTCTGATGATATCAAGTTACAACAGGCTCGTGAATACCGTGCTCGGGTGAATGTAACCCTTTATAATCAGGGTATAATCAGTCAGGACCAGTTTGCTCGTGATATGGGTTATGAGGCCCCTGACCAACCCGAACCTCGAGAACCCGTTGAAGCCAATGATGATTCAGGTACGGGTGATACTACCACTGGTAAGAAGAAAAAGAAACGGGAAGATGATAAGGATAAGTCCGACCGTAGAACCCGAGATAAGAATAATCCAAATCCTAAACGAGGAGACCAAGACAGTAAACCAAGATAATTATGCCAATGGGACAACAGAACACCGATGTGATGGTGTTAAGTGCAGCTCATAGCTTGATGGTATCTGATGTACCAGAGATAGTTATAGATGCTCACTCTCTTTCTGAAAACTTCTACAAGGGCACTGGCAACTTCAGTGAAGACCCTAAGAAGTCCCTGGAAAGATTTGGTATGTGGGGAGGCACTCTGAATGTCAACCAGTTCATGCCAAATGTAACTCCAGAAATGTTAAAGCCAAAGGACAGTGACTTTATAGAGCCGATGTTCAGAATGCTTTCTGCCGCAATCGTGGCAAAGAAGTATAACCCAACCGAGTTTCCGGCAGATATTCTGAAGGAATCTATGCCTTTGCTTGTTGGTCAGTCAGTAAACCTTGACCATGAGACTGATGTAGCCAATGCTATTGGTGCAGTTAAATCTGTAGAATGGCAGGAAGCCTACAAGGATGAAAAAACCGGAATAATTATTCCGGCAGGTATAAACGGTATCATGAAAATCGATGGGTTATCAAATCCTCGCATTGCTCGTGGTATTCAAATGGACCCACCATCTATCCACTCCAATTCGGTTACAGTTGAGTTTGAATGGGAACCTTCTCATACCTTCGAGGGTATGTGGGAGTTCTATTCCAAACTCGGAACTTACACTGAAAACGGAGAACTCATTCGTAGGGTTGTTACAAAGATTATCTCCTACAAAGAGACTTCTTTGGTATGGCACGGAGCAGACCCATTTGCTCAACTTATCAAGAGTGGTAAGTTAAACAGCCCTGCTTATGCAGGAAGTCAGTACTATTCTTTCTCTGAGGACAAGGCTGCTGAGGCTAACAACCCAGCAAAGCGGGTATCTTTCTTCGACTTCAAGGTTCTTTCAGAAAAAGAGATAAAGTACAATACCACCCAATCTAATAATGAAAAGGGTGCCGGAAAGGGTAACCACAATAACCAAAATAATAAAACAAACATGGACAAAGAATTGCAGCAGATGCTGACGAGTCTCTTTGGTGAAAATCTTTTGACCCTTTCTGAAGGTCAGGAAGTTTCGACCGAGCTGGCTCTTTCCCAGATTAAGACTCTGGTACAACAGAACAATGACTTTGCTGAGGCAGTCGAGGCAAAGAACAAGGAGATTCAGACTCTCACGGAAGAGAAGACCAATCTCGAGAAAGACCTCAAATCGTACAAGGAGGCAAAAGAAAACTGGGATGGCCACATCCAGATTTTCCGTGAGGAAACGGTGGCAGCCTACAAAAAAGTTTTCGGAGAAGAGAACGTAGACTCGAACATCCTGGCACTTCTGGAGAATGAGGGAACTACGATGGAAACTCTCAAGGCTCTGCGTAAGACATATGACGCCCAGCTGGAAAAGAAATTCCCGATGCACTGCAACCACTGCGGCTCTCATGACGTGGGCCGTGCTTCTTCTATCAATCCCGAAGAGGACGAGGAGAAGAACCAGGCTCCCAAGTCCACTCGTTACGTAGCTCAGACTCTGGCAGACCGGAAACTCCGGGGCGAAATCAAGAAATAAAACTGAAGAGTAACTTAAACATTAAATTAAATTATGGCAGACTTACACAAAGTGGGTGGACGAACCCCCCAGGCTGTGATTTACAAAAGTGAATCGCACAAGCTTCATCAGGCATTTCCGGTAAAGGACGGTGACACCATCGTTCAGGGTCAGCCGGTAAAACTCAACACCGATGGTACCATCTCTCCGTATACCGGAGCTGAAGGTGAAGTATACCTCGGTATCGCTGTTAACTACAGCAAGTACCCTGCATACCCTGCAATGGCAGCTGGGGTAGAAGTAACCGTAATGATGGAAGGATTTGCCGTCATTCACGGTATCGCAAAGGCTGAGATTACAACGACTGGATATGTCCAGACTGACGGTACTCTGGACGCCAGTGGTACGTATCCCAACTTCTCACCTTCGGTAAGTGGTGCTGAAACCAAGTTCATTACCATCAACGTGGCCGAGGTGGACGATTTGGTACAGATTCTGGTAAAATAACTGAAAACATAAATTCAATATGGCAGAAAAACCTTTAACTCGGGAGCAGTACTTAAAGGAGCTTCCCGAAATAGTAAAGAACATGGATGGCTTCCGACAGGGAAGCAACAAGAGTCTCCCGGTGGACATTCATTTGGGAGATATGCTCCAGGAGAAATACGGCATAACTCAGGAGGACTACTTCAAGGCCGTGGGATTCAATCCCAAAGTCGACACGATGGAGAACATCTACTCGATGCCGAATCCCGAACTGCGCTGGCTCGTGCCGGAGATCGTCCGTGAGGCAATCTACCTGGGTATGCGAGAGGCTCCGTTCTATCCCAACATCATAGCTTCCGACCAGCCTATCAACGGGCTGACCGCTATCATGCCGCTCGTCAACATGTCCGACGCCAACCCTGCCCGGGTGAACGAGGCTGAGACCATTCCTCTGGGTACCGTATCCTTCGGCCAGAAGTCGGTCAACCTCTTCAAAATCGGCAAGGGTTTCAAGGTTACCGACGAGGTACGTAGCTACGTATCGATGGACGTCATGGCTATCTTCCTCCGTGACTTCGGCGTTCAGCTGGGTTATGCCATGGATGCACTGGCAATGGATGTCCTCATCAAGGGTAACAAACTGGACGGTTCCGAGTCGGCCCCGGTTATCGGCGTAGGCGATACTACAAAGGGAATCCAGTATCGTGACCTCCTCCGGGTATGGATTCGGGCATCCCGTATGGGCCGTCAGTTCCGTACCATTATCGGCGGTGAAGAGCAGGCACTCAACCTTCTCGACCTTCCGGAGTTCAAGCTGCGTTCGTCGGGTATTACCGATGCCCGCCTGAACCTGAAGACCCCGGTTCCCAACTCGGCAGACTTCTACATTCATGGCGGAACTCCGGCAAACGAGGTTATGCTCGTAGACCCGGCAGCTGCCATGATTAAGCTGACTGCAAAACAGCTCATGCTGGAGTCGGAGCGAATCGTATCGAACCAGACCGAGGCTATCTATGCTTCGCTGACGACCGGTTTCTCGAAGATGTACCAGGATGCTTCTATCCTCATCGATGCCACGAAGGACTTCTCAACTCAGGGATTCCCTGACTACATGAACGTAGACAACTACCTGACCGGTATCATCGAGTAACCTTCACAACTCAAACCTGGGAGCGGTATTATACCGCTCCCTTTAATCAATTTAACTATGGCAAGTCCCAAGTACATAAAACTTAATCCGAAGGCCAGTATCTTCTACGACCAGGCTTCCAAGATTAAGGTTCTCCGTAACGAAGTTGTGGAGATAACCGAAAAACAGTTCAACACTAGAGTAATCAAAGCAGCTATTGCAAACGGTTACCTTCAGGAAGCTAAGGCAGACGAGTTCAAGGCCGGCGGTGCAAAGGTTAATCCCCCTGCTCCTAAGAAGGAGGTAGACCTGGAAGCCGTTAAGAAGAAGTTCGAAGACCTCGCCGAGGCAGAAGAGGCTCCAGAGAAAATCAAGGAGCAGTTCAACACGGAAGAGCTGAAGGCCCTGGCCATCTCCATGGAGATTGAGCCGGAAGATGGTGATACCAAGCTCGACTTGGTGAATGCTATCCTCGATGAGCTGAAGGCCGAAGACTACTAGTAAGCTATGGAAACGGTAGATTTCTTATCTACCATAGTTGGACTCAATGCAAGGTTCAGGGCATTCGCTGATGAACTACCCAATGACTTTACAGTAACGTGGACATTTGGTGATGGGAAGACAGAATCACATGTAGGTGTGGTAACTGCTTCCCATCTTTATGAAACTCCCGGTGACTATGTTGTCAAGGTAACAATAACCAACAACGTAGGCGGAGCTAACCTTTCCAAGTCAAGAGTCATTGGAGTTAGTGATAAGGTAAATACCCAGTTGCCTGGCAGTATCTATGAGCTGATTGATACTTATATCCCTGAGGATATCTTCGGTAAACTTTCTCTTCAAGAGAAGCAACAGTTTATTGAAAAATGGCAGCTGTATATTCAGCCGCTAGTAAATCACGAAGTACCCATAGAGGAATTTAATAATGAGTTGTATTATGAAGCTCTGGAAAACCAGCTAATTATGGAATTGGCAGCCTATGATTTCATGGTTGTACAGATTTCATTGATGGTTGGTGCTACTGCAGAATCCGTTAAGGAGAGTAACTCATCCTCAAGTTCTGAATCCGAATCCACAGAGTCAAGCCAAGGTTCAGGTGAGGTTAAACGAATACAAACAGGTCCAACTGAGGTAGAATTCTTCAACGATACTGACTCTGAATCTAAAACCTCATCCAATGTTATTAAAGCAATGCAACCAGGCGGAGTTATTGATATACTCAAACAAAACCTATGTATGCTTGCTGAAAGACTTTTCATCTATCTACCTATTTGCCGTACGGTGAAGAAGGTAGTAGTTCCCAAAGTAGTTAACCACCGGAGGCCAGGACCACTCGATGGCCCAGACCCAGGCTTCCCCGTAAATAAGTAGGGTATGGCACGGAGGAAAAGAATTACAAAAGGAGTATGGGACAGATACAAGGCCATTGTAAATGACTTTGTTGAAGTGGATGCAGGAAAACAACCTCTAATCTGGTTAAAGAGATTTGACCAGATTCTGTCTTACGGTGAAGATGTTGGTAATAACTACGAACCGTATTTTCTGGATGGCTTAATCCAGTATAACTATATAAGAACATGGCCTTCATTAAAAGAGACCGTCTCGGGTGAACTGGACGGTATCAATATCGTGTTATACGTAACCAAAAGGTCACTGGAAGAGAATGGACATATAACCAAAGAGGGATATTGGAACTTTGACTGGGCTCAGGATAAGTTTGTAATCAATGGTAAAGTATATTCTCCAACCGGTGATACTCAGGTTGCTCAGGCACATGATGAGGCTTTGCTCTTCTTTGTTGTACTGAAGAGAGAAACTCCGGAGGAAACGAAAAGGATACTCTCCTATATGGAGAACATCGATAAGTACGTAGAGCTGACCAAATACATTCTTGAACTGAGTGAAATAAATCATTACGAGGATGAAACCACAGTAAAGACCAATACGACTTTCAAAGTGAAACCCAAATAAAAAAAAATGGCCGAAGTAAAACAGAACGGTGTAGTTGTCAATCCGTCGACAGGTTCTGGTGATACTACTCTCCAAGTAAAAGCCGAAACCGCTAACCGTGGTAACCGTGTAGTTCAACTTGCTGCCTTCGAAGTAGAAGGTGCTGGTGTTGCTGTGAAGAAACAGTTCGTAGCAAGCCATCTCCCCGCAGATGAGTTCATCGAGTTCGATAACAAGAGTCCTGCGGTAGACAAGGGTGGTGGTACTATTACCTTAACTGGTAAGTCCAACTCCCAGAAGATTACCTTCTCGAAAGGTACTGGAGCTATCATCGGTGCCGACATATCAGTAATCAAGTTCATTGCAAACGGAGCCGGAGCTACAAACGGTACTAATATCCCGGGTGACCCGGGTGCAAAAGCAAAGTACAATTTCAGTTTAACTCTGACTGCAGCAGAGAATGAAACCATCGAAGCCCGTACACAGCAGATTATTGCAAAGGCAAACGGTGGTCAGAAGGCAACGGTCACTCTGAACCAGACAGCTGGTGACCCATTCATCGAAGTTGCACCTACCCAAATCGATGTGCCTCAGGATGGTTCGGCAGTTCAGGTCACTGTGGACACCAACACTACCTTTACGGTTACTCCAATATCATAGTGCTAAGGAGTCTTGGTATAGCAGGGTGGGATATCTCTGCTATGCCCCTAAATTTAACCTTTAATGTATGGCAAAAATTACTATACCCTGGGATGATGGTTCAGGTGATAGCTTTTACATTGACTACACTGGGATAGAAGGAAGCTCTGAATCCCTTATAACTTCTGATACAAACCTAACCGGCGTAGAAAGAAGGAAAACTTTGGTATTCAGGACTACAACAAATGTAGGTATTGCACAACAAGCAGAAGCTTACCTAACAGTAGTTCAAAGAACTGATAGCTTGATAGTTGCTATGTTCAAAGGTGTAGTATCTATCTACGATGACAAGAAGGCAGGTTACAAAATAGACAAAGCTCAGTACCTAAGGACACAGCTTAAGGGTTACATGAAAACTTCAGAAGACGAGAAAATACAATTAAAAGAGGAATAAGATATGGCAGAATTTCATGAGATTGGTAGTTCTCAGTTTACTGAGGTAACTCCAGCCGGTACTGAACAAATTCAGATATCAGCCACACAGAAAACTACTCTGCGGAAGATAGCTAATCTTTTCAAGGCTATGTCTGCAGCCTTAACAGGGTTCACCCCTCTCGGTAAAGGAGCTCCGAGTATAAATTCAAGCTCCACCATACTTCAGGCATTCCAAGCTCTGTATCAGTTGGTGGGTTCTGCAAAAGTAAAGATACTCGGTAATAATGGGTCTACTCCCGGATTTGTATCCTGGTCGGGTACTACTTGTTATGGTATTCTGTTTGATACCGCCGGTGAACAAGTGTACATCAGGAACCGTTGGACAATAAGCAATCCTTCAGAGCAAACTGATGATCAGTGGATAGCTGCTATAAAAGCCGGTAAGGCCATTAAATTTGGTGGCAGCGTAAGTATAGCTGACTTAAAAATATCGGGTTGGTCGGATATTACTAAGTATAATGATGTCCAAGACCCTTACATTAGTAACGGGGATACTCTGATAGATGCTCTGAGGAAGTTACAGTGGATGACTGGTAACAACACCATTAAGACCTTTGGTAATGCTTCTGGAGTAGGTATGATGTGGTGGGATGGGGATACTCAAATGGACTTATTCACGGCTTTCTACTTCAACATAGAGACACGTAAGTTGTATATCATTTTTAAAGATAACTTCTCTGAATTAGGTGCACAGGCTACCGATGACCAAATTATAAGCTACATTCTACATAATGGGCATGATATATACATAGATGATAAATACCGGGCCCCTATGACATATACCAATCTTTCTTCAGGGCCTTTAACTCTCAAGGGTAGCTCAAGCGTTTGGTATATGGGTAGTGCTCATCCAACGGTAACTGTCGATGGTAGTTCGTTTAATAACAAAGGGCCTACGGCATGTTTTATATGCCCCTATAATATAATTCCAAACTTTAAATCCTTATCAAATACAAATACAATATTACACCTTCCTAATAACCCCTCCAGTATGAGTCCCGCTTCAGGTTACAGGGTGTATACTCTGTATTGTCAGAAAGTAATGTCTATAAGTCAAACTAGTAAAATCGTCGTCGACCCCACTAAAAGTCACATTTTTATAAACTTGGATTTTTATAAATAAACTACATACCACATGAAAATCTCAAAACTTGGCTGGTTATATATCGGCCTGCTTATTGTATCGGTAATAATTTTCTCCTGTATCTGGCGATGGCTGGATAATGGGCTGGTAGCATTCCTGCTCATTATATACCCGATAGCATATTTCATTGCTGGGTACTTTGCACATTATCTCAAGATAAAAGCAAAGGCTGACGCAAAGGAGAAATAGGCAATGTCTAGTATCCTAAAAGAACATTCCCATAAAACTAAGTTGGGCAAGTTCTTGCATACTCTGGTACATATCTTTTTGTATATTTGGCAATTACCACAAAACTTTGCCGGACTTATATACCGGATAGTTCTAAAAGGTGAGAAAAGAACCCTTAAACAAAGAAACACTGCTTTCTATGTGGCTCCCACAATGAATGGCGGTGTAAGTTTAGGAAACTACATCTTCCTTTCAGAGAAGTCCGGATTAAAAGAACCGGTATATGACCACGAGTTTGGCCATTGTATACAATCCCGAATTTTGGGTCCATTATATCTACCAACGGTTGGCCTATGTAGTGGCTTGCACTGCTTGTTCCACAACAGTGCTAATAACTACTACGACTTTTGGACAGAAAAATGGGCAAACAAACTCGGGGGAGTAGAAGGATATGCTGGTGAGTTCCATTATCACAAGGATGGTGTAATCAGAACTGCATATACAGAACTGAAAGCTTTTTACGGTAAACATTTTTAACAAATGGCAAGGAAGGTTAATATCACACTTCCCAAAGTATCTGACCTTGTTCTTCAGGTAAAGCTCAATGGTGAATGGCAAAAGGTAGAATTCTTAGTCAGTAACCTTGGGCCAAGTATGCAGAGGGGATATGATAAAGCCGTGAGTAAATTCTCACGCAACCTCCTTGCAATCGTAAAGAAGTCACTAACTTTGGGAATACCACCAGTAGGTGGAGGAGTAACATGGCAACCATTGGCTCCTTCAACCATCGAAAGGTATGGACAACACCCAATCTATAACCTGACTGGCCTGTATTCCAGGTCAGTTGGGTTGTTTAGATATAAATCGAGGGTTCTAATAGGATTACCCATTAGAACCAGACGCTCTTCAGAGAAGAAGCTAACTATGAACCAACTAGCTATTATGTTGGAATTCGGTTCCAATGATGATAGGATTCCACCCCGGCCCGTGTGGGAACCATCTCTCAAAGCCGCTGGTGGTAAGAATAAGCTCAAGCAACTTATCCTAACGGAGATACGTAAAGAATTTCAAAAGTATGGTGTAAGACCCAATCAAGTAAAATGGTAAATTCTCAGGAAATTATAGAGAGGTCCATATACGTGGCCTTATTAAACATGGCTATAAAGTTGGGCTACACTATAAACCCAGAAGACTATCTCCCAACAAGTGAAGCGAATGCAAAACGCTTCCAGGAAGACCTCAAAAAGATTACCGATGATAAGGGTTTCTACGTCGGTATATTTGGAGTGGGTAATAACCACTCCCGAGGTATTAAAGAAACCCCTCGTATCGTAGTTGATTCAGAAGGATTTTATCCTGGAGATATCGGACTACCGAAACAGGTAATCGAGAAAGAAGAGGGCATAGGCTACACTGCAACAGAAGTAGCCTTTGAAACCCTATCACAATACATGAACATACGGCTGTGTGCACACTCTGCAGAACACATGAGATTGTTGCATCAGATTATGTTCTGGGCAGTTCCTCAAAGAGGCTACCTAAAACCCTACGAGGAGCCCAAGTTTTTATTCACGGGGAATATATTCCTCCGGATAGTTAATTTTTATAACATGCCGGATTTGGATAACGGGTTAATGGAAAAGGTATACCAATTTGAAGTACAGGATTGCCTATTAGAGGGAAATACTCCCCCAGAGGTAATTACTCCAATAAAGGATATTTCTGTGCTTCTAGAAAATGCCGATTACACTCTGAAGGTTCCCAAAGAACCCGACCCCCCCTCTACCACCTATCAATAAAGGTTCATACTTTAAGGTTAGTGGGGGTGGCTTCTTTGAATATGCTAACTAATCAAAAGTATGACTAAAGAAGAGTTAAAAACCCAATAACGGAAGTTGTTAGGAAAAACGACATGAGGAATCGTCATGGTAAAAACCTCCATATACTCCTGGGTATTTTGGATTATATAGATTCAAATATATATCTTCTTATGATACCGATGGCAATGTAGTATTGAAAAAAAGAGGTTCAAACTGTTAGGTACTGATGAGAATGGTGATACTTATCTACTTATTGCCTTAAACCGTTATCCTAGCGAAGACGGTAGTAATAAATATGCTACCGAGGTAGGTTCTACTAAAATACATCTGACTCTGAATACCAGTGAGGAATCTAAATAGGGTAACAAGGTTCAGGTAGATACTCCAAGTGGAGAAAAAACTCTGGTATATTCAGAGGAGACCCCCAAGAATAAAGAATTCAATTAACCTTAATCAATAACAATATGCCACAGACTCCAAGAGTTAGGTTCAACTTCAAGAACCTAAATGTACAATCGAGTGTGCCTCTGTTGGGCGTAATCAACATGGTAGCTCGTACTACCAAGGGCCCGTTCGAAGACCCTCAGGACCTGATTTCAAGCCCCTCACAGTTCGCTCGCATCTTCGGTTCGGAAATAGTTCCGGATGGTTCGGTATCGAACATACTTAAAGCCCTTGAAATGGGTGCAAAAGTCCGGGTATCCCGAGTAGCTGGTAAGGGGGCTACTTACGGATGGGCAAAACCCATGACTGTAACTAGGTCAGAGGGACGGGCAGTACCTTCGGTAACTGTTCCTGACGGGTCTTCCGTAATCTCTATAGTAATCTCCGACCCGAGTGATGCTGAGAACAGCCTGACTATGCACATGGCTATCCGTACTAAGGAAGCAGGTTCCCCGGTATTAGATTATACGGGATTAAATCTCAACCGTCCTTTCTATCTGAAACTGAATATGTCCACGGAACCAACTCTCCGTGCAAGCATTATTCAGTACGGTGCAAGGGATGAAACCTCCAATGTACCCACTTCTGACAGCATACTTAATGAAATGCTGTTCTTCTCGGCTGTATCTGCAAACACCCCCGAGGGAGTAACTAACCCCTCTATCAACGTGAATACTCTCCAGAACTTCCTGGACAATGCTCCTAATATTACCTTCGAAGCCATTAAGGGTAAAGAAGGAGATGGACAGGGTACTATGAAGAGCCTGGCTACCGGTATCCAGACCATGGAAGATATTATATCTATACTTCGTCAGTTCTCTAATTGGAACTCGATGATTACTATAGGTAAGATTACTTCTGGAACTGTAGGTGCCGATGAACCCAGTGATTCATATGTATACATGGAATGCTCGGAGGGTAGTGCAGGTACAACTCCTACGGCTAATGAGTGGCTTTCGGCTTATCAGGCCAGCAAAGCTTACTACGAAGCATACTCGGTAATCCTTTCCCATATCCATCAGCATCTGCCCGATGACTACACAAAAGTGTATATATCGGTAGGAACGGATGTTCACAATACGTTCGAGAACATGCTGTATGTGGAGGTACCGAAATATGCTCCGGGCACTCGTACACCAGCCACGGTAGCAGAGACTCTCTCTGCTCTGAAAACTCTGGTGCAGGCTATCGGGGCAAAGAAGGAAGTAGCATACTTCGGCGGTGGTATCAAGTACTACAACGAAAACGGTTCTCTCCAGAAATGCGATGTACTTGGTTCGGTAGCCGGACTGGATGCAACATGTGCTTCTACCTACGGACCGTGGTACTCATTCTCCGGTATGAACCGTGGTGTAATAACCTCGGCACTCGGTCCGGTAATGAAGAACCTCGGAGGTCCTGCTGATGTAGATACTCTTAACGAGTTCGCTCAGTGGTACATGAACCTGTTCGTAATCAAGAACACTCGTACTCAGGGTCAGCGAACTATGCTTTGGCATGGTTTCACCTCTAATCCGGTGGATGATTCCGAGAAATTCATTTCCATTGTACGTCTCAACTTGTATCTGAAGAAGAATCTCCGGCCTATTCTGGAGAGCTACATCGAAGAGCCAAATACCTTCGAGTCGTGGAAAAGAATATACCACGAAGCAAAGGATATTCTGGACGACCTGCAAACCCGCAATGCCATTACCTCATACGAGTGGCTGGGTGACCAGGATGCTCAGAGCTACGAAGACCTTCAGGTTAACAACGAGGCCGATGTCCGCCAGGGTAAGTACAAGGCTCAGCTGAAGTACAAAGAAGTTGTTCCAATGCAGGACATCGAAATGGATGTCATTATCGACATTGCTATGAATAAGAGCACCGGTGAAATATCCATCTCTGCCCAGTAAAACTAACCAATAAATAAGATAATACTATGGCAGGAGCTAAAGTAAAAAACCCGAGGAAGAAGTTTTTATGGCAAATCATATTTGTCAAGCATCCAATAAACGCATTCCTCTTTCAGAAGGTGGGTATTCCCGAAATCAGTATTGAACAGGTATCACACGGGGATGTAAACTACGATGTAAAAACAGGCGGCCGGGTATCTGTGGGAAACCTAACTGCTTCAAAGTTGGAAACAACTTCGGGCTCTGATACCTGGTTATGGGACTGGCTGATGTCGGTTCAGGATATGCTGCTCGGTGGAGGTTTAACCCCAAGTCAGTATAAGGAAACAGTACTCATCAACGAGCTGGCCGAGGATGGAGTATCTATCCTTAACTCTTGGACTTGTACCGGAGTATGGCCTTGCAAAGTAAATGGACAGGACTTAGACCGAATGAGTTCGGACAACACTCTGGAGGAACTTGAGTTCTCTGTAGATACTTGCGAGAAGCTGTAATAAGTTAATCACCAAGGGAGAGCTCTGCAATGAACTCTCCCTTTTTTCGTTATCAAAGATTATATTAATCGGAATACACTTAACAACTCAACAACATGGAAGACCAAACCCTTTACGGTAAGAAATTTACCTTCAAACTCCCCAGTGGTTACGAAGTAACCATAAGGGAACAGAATGGAGAGGATGATGACATCCTCTCAAACCCTGTAGATGCCAGAACATTTATGAACATATCTAAGTTCATTTCTGGTATCGTAACTGACACAGACATTACAGCAAATAGATTGCTGAGTGCAGAGGATGTACAGAAGATGCCATCACTTGACCGATATGCAATCATGTTGAACTCACGAATCTTCTCATTGGGCAAGATTCTTGATTTCAGTTATGATTGGGAAGGCCCAGCAGAGGGTCAGGTACGAACCCTAGATTACGAAGTAGACCTTCAGGAAGAGTTCCTCTTCGACTACGGTACAATCCCAACTATGGAAGAGATGGAAGCAAAGCCCAATGCAATTCCTTTCTATCCGGTACCAAAGCAAAGCAAGGGTATTCAGATAACTACCAAAAGCGGTAAAGAGCTTTGCTTCGACCTACTCAGTGCAGAGGGTGAATCCTATGTAATGAATCTTCCAGCAAAGGAGAGAACGAAGAATCAGGAACTGGTTGCACGTAACCTCCAACTGAAGGTGGGAGAAAACTACGAGCCGGTAAAGAACTTCCGACTCTTTTCTTCTCAGGATATGATGGATATCCGTTCTGCAGTCAAAGGCATGGACCCCGTATTCAACGGTACTACTCAAATCGAGGACCCAGAAACGAAACAGAGAATCATGGTACCGGTAATGGCTGTGGATAATTTTTTCTACCCCAGGGAGAGCTAGAGGATGTATATTTATACATAATAAGGGCAAAGATTAGTATTGACTTTAATACTCTAGCAAAACTCCCCTGGCGGCGCAGGAAGAAATTTATAGAAGCCGCCTCCAATTATTATGAACAACTTGAAAAGGAGAGGGTCCATTCTTAGGGCCCTCTCTCTTTTGTTCGTTAAATCTGAAACTATATGGCTTTTACAAGTGGTAGTCCTTCTGCAGGACAACTAGAGATAGGCGTAGCTCTTGTCCTTCAGGATAGGTTTTCAAATCAGGCAAGAGAAGCCAGCTCGGTTATACGAGGTTTACATAGGGATGCCAAAAATGCTGTACAGGCTAACTTAACTGCAGTTCAGTCGTACGCTAACATGGCAAGTGGTGTAGCTAACTCAATTGTGTCAACGTTAACTACTACCATTGAGACTGGAGTAGACTTCATTGATATGATGACTACCGTAGGTGCTATCTCGGGAGCCACCGAAAACCAAATGTCTGGGTTATCAGAAACAGCTCAGACATTGGGTTTAAGGACCATGTTCATGTCAATGGATATAGCTTCAGGTATGAAATACTTGGCAATGGCCGGTAATGATGCAAATCAGATTCAGGAAATGATATCTGGTGCTGCTATGATGGCCAATGCTACCAGCATGGAATTGGGAGGTAAAGGAGGTACTGCCGACTTATTAACCAATATCATGAGGACCTTCAAACTTGAGGGTAAACAGGCTGCTAATATAGTTGGTGACCAGCTTACTAAAGCTGCCATGTCATCCAACGTATCAATGTATGACTTAGCTGAGTCAATCAAATACTCGGCTGCATCGATGGTAACTCTGAAACAACAGTTACCACAAGTAGCTGCAATGATTGGTACCTTAGGTAATGCAGGTATACAAGGTTCCATGGCAGGTACTTCTATACGAAATATGGCTGACTACCTGACCAAGTCTATAACCGACCCTAACTTCAAAGGAGCTAAAGCCCTGGCAAAACTGGGACTGGGTAAACAGGACTTTGTAGATGCTAACGGAGACCTTCAGGACTTTGCTGTCATATTGGAAAAGATTGGTACAGCTACTCAGGGTTTATCTACTGTAGACCAGAATGATGTATTCAAGAGTATCTTCGGTATACGTGGTATGCGTGCAGCAATTGCAATCATGCGGGATACCGAGGGTTACTTTGACCTGCTAAACAAGATACAAAACAATTCTGCCGGGTTTGCTGAAGAGGTAGTGAGAAAACGAATGGAAACTTTTGCAGGTAAGATTGACTTGGTTCGGTCTGCTGCAGAGAACCTTATGACTACCTTTAGTAAGGCACTTGGTAAGAATCCTATAATAATGGGATTCCTCGATATGGTTAGTTGGGCAATATCTCAACTCCGAGATTTGATGGCAACTCCTTTCGGACCTTGGATAGCCGGATTTGCTGCTATTGCGGCTGTCGGGTTAAAGATAGGTTCTATCTGGATGGGACTAAGAGCTCGTTGGTTATTACTCAACGGAGACTCTCAGGTTTCATTCCGAACCATGGTAAGACTCATGATAGGGGGATGGAATCAAGCCACCATATCTGCTCAGGGTTATCTCAACATGGAGAGAGCTATCATGGCTCAAAGGGAAGCTGGTATTAGGGCAAGTGCTGCAACCGTGGCTGCTATTGGAGGTATGCCTGTTTACTACTACAATGGCAACACTCCAGCAAAAATGGGAGCTAATGGTAGGTATTATGCAAATACTGGTAGAGGAGCTTCTGGATGGACTCCTGTACCGGCAGCTATGGTAACTACTACTGATGCAAGTAAGATGACCCGTAGTCTTATGGGAGGTGCTGGAGCTGCAGCTGGTGCTGCATCCAGAGGTGCTCTTGCTTCTGTAGGCAGAGGATTACTCGGACTCGGTTCAAGAATAGTAGGCTTATTTTGTGGTCCACTTGGATTAGCTATCACAGGTATATCCATATTCGGACCAATGATATACAGTGCTATCAAAGGTAATAAGTCTGCTCAGGATGAAAATACCAGGGCTACAAATGACTTAGCATCAGCCATCAAAGCTAGCCGAGAAGGATATAAACAAAAGGATAATCTTCAAATGCTAACTATACAAGAGATGAGATGGTTAGTGCAGACTCTCGGATTATATGCTGAAAGACTCAATCAACGAGATAATAAGGGTACTCACTTAACTATCAATATGGATGGTAAGAAGTTCCTTGAGGAGTATCTCGGAGATAGGGATGCAGAAATAAATGTAGCAGCTGGAGTAAACTAAACAATTATGGCATCACTCATAGGAAAGCCTGTTGGAAAGGTAGCTCAAGAAATAACAGAACTTGAGCAGGGGAGAATATTCCAATCTCCCCTTAATAAGGTATGGAGAGCCCTGATACTCATTAACAGGGCTACTTCTCCAATGGCTAAGGCAGAACCAAATAAACTTGGAAAAGTATATGATGCTCAAAATGCACATGTAGCCAGGGAAGGTTCTTATTCATTAGCTCAAACTCAAAGCGAATGGTATCAAAACATAATTGCTGCAAAGACAGCAGGTATTAACCCCGATGAAGTACTTAAGGCTAAGTCTGTAGATTATACCATAGCCAACAAGTTTACTTCGGAACTCATTAAGAACGATATTGTAATTGCTAATTTGAATGTATCACCTGCAATCAGTTTAGTAATTCAAAATCGTCCTGACAGATTGAGGGTAGAGCCTGCTGCAACTTGGGCAGCAGTTAAATCCATGGGTCGTAACAATCCTTTCTACTTCTACACGGGGGGAGAAGACACTATAACTTTTGATATCTCTTGGTATTCAGTAGATGCGGACCACAGAGATGATGTGGTTAATAAATGCCGACTCTTGGAATCATGGGCAAGAGCCGATGGGTATTCAGCATCACCTCCTACATTACGTATCCAGTGGGGTAATTCGGGGTTATTCGAAGATGACCTCTTCATACTGGCTGCAGCTCCTTATGAGCTGACTCACTTCCAGAATGCTTCTCGTATGATGAGGAGGTACGATAATGACCCAGATACCGGCCAGAGGATAACTAATACGGTTAGCCAACCTTATAATCTTAAGCTATTGCCTAACTGTGCAACTCAAACCCTCACTTTCAAAAGGGTAACTAAGAACAACCGAACCTGGGAGGAAATCATCCCTGCTAGTAAGTTGCAATATACTCCTGGAGTAATTATAGATGGTGGGGAGGTAGATTCTCTAGAAAATTCCGATACCGAGAGAATAGGCACACAAAATTAAATTATTATGGTAACTATTCCTGGAACAAGTCCCTATGAGGACAGTTATGTAATAAAGTTTCATGATGGGGATATATCCCTGGAAAGAAATATCTCATCCATATCTTCTGACCATATAATCCATTCGGTACTGGAAGGAGAAACCATACAGAACATTGCTTTCAAGTATTATGGAGATTCTGGGATGTGGGGAGTCATTGCAGATGCCAATGATATACTAAATCCTTTTGAAGACCTTCATGCTGATATGGAGTTAATCATTCCTAATTATGGGGGATAGCAAACCCATTCTCGTAAACGGTAATGGTACACCATACCTGGCTATATTCGATGGGGCAGGTTCTCCTATTATGGATGAATTCAATGGTCTGCCCATCGGTATGGAAGTCGAGAACTTTAACTACAAATATACTGAAGGTAAAGGTGACAAAGGTAAGTTTACTATAGTAACTGACTTTGTAGGAATTGTAGACCATCCCTCTCTACAATTCAAGATGCCTTTGAAGATACAGTGGGGATGGATATTCAGCGATGGCTCTTTCAAATCTGGTCCTGTAAGATTAGTGAATGTAAAGAGTCATCAAATAGAATTCACTCCTGAGGGGGTAAAGTTTACCATAGAGTTTGCAGATGCAAAAATGTTCTTGGAAGCTGAGCCTTCTAAGTTTGTGGGCAATAAAACTGAATATCTGGATGTCTTTAAGGAGTTAGCACTCGGTAAGATGCCGTTAATAGTGACTGACTATGCAGAGAAAGCTGGTACGGCTTTGGTGATAACCGATAATCAACCTTGTGATGGCAAAACAGAGCAACGAGAAAAGTAAGCCTTGCTTACCTTGCTATATGAAAATACAAAGCTCCGAGAAATTGGATGATGGGTTGGTAGGGGTAAACATACTTAAGCTATCCCCGGAGAACTTATCTAAACCAGCACAGGACCCAGATAGATATAAGTTGAGAACGATACCGGCTACATTCGCAGAGGGTACTGCAATTGTGGGTTCGGCAACCTTCTTAAACAAATACTCTCAGTTAGTGGGCATAGCTAAAGCCATGTCTGGTGGTCCTAACTTTGTGGACACTCGTGATAACCAAGTAGAGATACATAATGGTAAGCAATCCGGTAAAGCTGTATTTGTATATACCTATGCAGGTGGAACCGGAGAATTGCTTGAGTTCAGGGTTCAAACTAAATACGTTCAAAGTATAGAAGCTGGTAAAGCCTCAAGTGTTGACCCTGATACTAAAACTATTGAAACAGACGTAGTACAATGTGTACCTACGAATGATGACCCTTGTAAGCCAGATGCTTATGTAAGAGAGAACAAACCTGACCTTCTAAGGTTCCAAAGGGATGTAACTCGTATGGCAAAAGTTGAAAGGGCTGTAGTACCCAGTACATCGGTATGTAGGGAGATAAGGAGTACTACTCCAAAACCCCCGGTATATGAATCCCCTACTGATGCTCAGCAGAAGATAGCTTCAAATCCATCTTTAACTAAAGAGGAGATAAAAGCATACAACTCTCAGCTTGAGTCAGAGTGGAAGAAGTATCTGGATGGGTTAAAGGAATTTGAAGATGCCGTACGTTCGGGTAAAACCGATGTAGGACTTCCCCAACCTCCAGATGAGGTATCTGACTTTGTAATCAAGAGGAAGGTAAGAGTATTACTCAATCCTCATGACTATGTGCCCGAGAAATACAAATACCTGTATGGTGGTAACAAAGCTTTCTGGAAAATGGGATTCCGAGCATTGGAGGAAAGAAGTGATATAACCATCATATACCCAGCTAACGGTAAGTACAGTCCAGGTAACAACTACGGTACTCCCGGTGATAAAGTGCTTGCTGAAATGGTGGTTGAGATACAAGTACCAGGTGTACGAGTAGTATCAGATCCTTTGTTTGCAACTCTTGGTGACTTCATGGCCAATGATATCATTGAGTCAGTAAACAGTCAGATTAAATCTAAGGCTAAGTTTGTTGGTAACCCCAACATGAAATCTTCTCAGATTATCGAAATTAAGAATGTAGGTCAAAGGTATTCTGGAGATTGGTATGCTAAGGAGGTAGACCATAGCTTCGATACTGGCGGGTATTTTACCGAGGTTACTTTCGAAAAGAAATCTCGAAACTCTATACTGAACAAGATATCTACTTCTGTCAATATGCAGGAGGTATTCCAGAAAGCCCATGATGTGGCAGAGGAATCTTACACTACAGATGCTTGGAAGATACCGAGTCAAATCAAAGCTGAGGTGGAGAAATACCGAGAGTCATCCTGGAAGAAGGGTGAGAAAGAAAATCCCAGAAGAGCTGGTCGTCAGATTGTGGTTCAACAGGATGCCGATAACCCAGCTGACTACCAAATCTTTGAGGCAAACACTGACTTTCAAGTAGGTAGAAACATAAGTCCTAAAGAACAATGACCTTATACGAACTAATTCAGCAGAGAGGTATAGAGGCAATCGGTAGGTTCTACTCTACATATCGAGGGGTTGTTATAACCAATGATGACCCGGACTCTCAGAATAAGGTATGTATATATCTGCCAAGTATTTTGAGGGGAGTGGAGGTATGGGCATATCCAAAACATCAGCAAGGTGGACCTGGTTCAGGGTTTAAGTGGTTATCTCCAAGAGAGGGTTCTATAGTATATGTAGAATTCGAGAATGGAGACCCAAGACACCCACTTTGGTCTTATCATGGTTGGGCAATAGGTGAAATGCCAGAAGAACTTAACAAGCCTCATGTACTTGGGTTTATAACCCCAAAAGGTAATAAGATTATACTGGATGAAAGTGAAACGGGAGTATTAACTGCAATAATCCAACAGGATATTGTTGTTAAAGCTCTAGAGGGCAACATAAACGTCGATGCGGAGCAAATTATAATGCAGAGCGGGGAAGTTGGTATTCCCGAATCCACTTCAGTAGTAGAAAGGATAAACACTATAGAGAAAGACATCAATAACCTTAAACAGGTATTCTCATCCTGGACTCCAAAGCCTCAGGATGGAGGTGCTTCTCTAAAAGCCTCTGCTTCATCATGGTTTGGAAGTCAACTAATTGAAACCAAGGTGGAGGATATCGAGAGTGAAACAATTAAACAACCTAACTAATGGCAAACTATAATCAACTCAACACAATTGGTAGTGGTGCTTATTTCCCGGTAAAGCTAACTCAGGCTATTGGGAGTGATGGTAAACCAGAAACAGTACAGTTGCCTGATGGAAGGACAGTACCTAAAATTGGGTGGTATATATTGCAGGGAGATGTAGCTTTGATAAAGCAGAATCTAACCGCAATACTCACCTATCAAATCGGTCAAAGATTCCGACAAGAAGATTTTGGTTCTCGAACTTGGGAATGCCTTGAAGAGCCTAACACAAGTGCCCTTAATCTGATAATTAAGAACTTTGTAAAGGATGGTATAGCAGCTTGGGAACCTCGAATAACTGCTCTTAAGGTATTTGCTCTGAAACCCACTAAAGAGTCCATACGACTCTTGATATATTTCAAGATACAGAACTCTCAGAAGGTAGAAGAGCTGAACTTTCAATATAACTTAAATAACTCAACAACAAATGTCTACTAGCAACCCTTGGCTTACTCCCTTTCAGAGGTCATACAATGACATAAAAGCCAAACTAATTCAATCTCTGAATGAAAGGGTTCCAGAGATTACTGATATGAGTGAGGGTAATATATTTATCCTTACACTCTCAATCTTTGCAGGTATTGCAGAGGTGATACATTACTACATTGATGGTATGGCAAGGGAAGCATTCCTCCCAACCTGTAGAAGGTACTCATCTTTGTATAAACATGCAAAGCTGGTAGACTACCATATCAAATCAGCTATACCATCTTCTGTAGATTTAACGGTATACATGCAAGACGGTAGCCATTTCCCGGTAGATATATCTGTTCCCCAGAATACCGTTTTTAATTCAAAGGACGGTAAACAATGGATAACTACCAGGAATGTAACTATAGAGAAAGGGACCTACACTTATAAAATTCCGGTAGCTCAAAAGGAGGCAGTTGCCGAAGTAGAACTCGGTACATACACTTCTCATGATATTATCATCACTCTGGGTGATTTGCCTACGGATAAGAAGTATGTAGAAGGTTCTATGGTACTTACCATAGGTGGAGAGGCTTGGACTCTGGTAGATACCTTTGCTTATTCAGGTCCTGGTGATAAGGTATACAAGGTAGAGCTTGACAGTACTCTGAAACCTTATCTGGTATTCGGGGATGGTCAGTTTGGTAGGAAGCCCACCATAGGTTCTCAAATCAAGGGTCAGTACTACCTGACTTACGGTTCTAATGGTAATATTCCGGCTAACCAATTCGATAAAGTGCCAGAAGTGATGACTGATGTAACTTCTGGACTTACTTTGACAAACACTATAGCTGCAACCGGAGGCTCAGATTATGAGGACTTCGATACGTTGAAAGAGCATATCCCACTCAGTATCAAAACTCTCGGAGTGGCAATTACCAAAGAAGATTACGAGGCAATAGCTATGCTTATCGACGGTGTGGATAAAGCCTACTGTAACTACATTTGTGGTAAATATGTAGAGATATACATTACCCCAGATGGAGGTTCCGAAGCAAGCACTGAGCTTATCAACAATGTAAAGCAGAGGATGGAATCTTCTAAGGTACTTACTACCAGGGTAAGTGTATATTCTACACATGCTGCCAAGATATACCTGTCAGCAACTATAACCGGCCGGAAGTCTTTCAAGTCAATAGATATAAGCAATCAAGTGAAGAAAGCTTTACTGGATGCCTATAACTATCAGAACTCTGATATCAACAAACCGGTAAGACAGTCTGACCTGTATGCTCTTATGGATAATCAACCCATGGTTGACTTCCTAACTATAACTGAGTTGTACTTACTGCCTTATCCGATAGCTATAAATATCAACTCACAAAATACGGAGGAGATAGTATCGGTACCCGCTCTAAACATAACCTATTTCAAGATGCTGTCATTTGCTACAGCAACTCCTGAAACAGATTATGAGAACTGTTACATTAAAACAGTAATCGAGGATGGTAATGCTTTCTATCAGATATATGCTAACAAGGACCTTTCAGGAAAGGCTTTGTACCATGGCCAGTATGGTAAACCTCTTGAGGTATCCCTGACCAAGTCGAAATTCAGCTTAACCATCAACTTACCGGTTGAAAATGCAAACTATGAAAATGGGACCGTATATCAACTAACTACACAACCCATGGGTAGTGGAGGAAAGCTGGTAGACCTTATCCCTCATAATTACAATATCCCAACTATCAGTTCGGATAACATAACTCTTACAATCAATGAAGTGGTTTAATCCAGCTAAGAGGTTCTTCAGGGATTACATCTTCAGTAACCTATTCGACCATTACTATAAAGCCAATGATACTTATCAGGATTCAGAAGGCAAGGGTATATTCGAAAGGTTCATAGATGTATGTTCAGGTTATTTCGATACTGAAGTAATGACCGATATAGATAATTTCATGGAATGTCTGGATGTGGATAAAGCCAATCCGATATTCCTGAATTATCTTTGGGAATACTTTGGGTTCATCCCCTATGCCTATGGCGTACTTACTAAGGGAGAACCATATACAGAGGAGAATCTAGAGAATTGGGTAAAAGAGGACAGGGGTTTTCCTACCGCTGATTTCCGATTAGTTCTAAGATACGCCATATCTTTATATAAGATACGAGGTACTCGACGGTTTTATGAAATATTAGGCCGATTTTATGGAGTAACCTTTACTCTCACCGAAGTAGATGAAGGAACAAAACAAGCTGTTGCCCAGGCCATAGGAGATGGTTCTGTAAACTATGACACTATCTCTCACTTCGATACTCCATCAGCTACATACGATACCGAGACAGATTGCTGGGAATGCGTACCAATGATTCTCACTATTGGTATACCAAAGGGTCAATGGGACTTTATGTTAAAGAGGGACAAGGAAATTCAGGAACAACTCCTGGAAGAGTGGAAGCTAATGAACCCAGATGCAACTGAGGAAGAGATTCAGGCTGCAAAGGAACAAATAGAATCAGAACATCCCTCTGATTACAGTGATAAGGTACGAGAGACTTTGGTAAACCTTGTCAACAAATACCTTCCAGTAAATGTAAAGTATTTCGAACCAAAAGATAGTTCAGTAGTATTCGAACAAACCTCAGTAGTAATCTATATTGTATATGCTTAGTATGCCTCTAATCTCATTTCTATTCTCAACTGCTCAAGAAGACCCTAAGTTGGACCATGCAGTTCAGTCGCTAACCAAATCTTCTATCGAGTTAGCTGAAGCAGCCTCCAACTACGGAGCTCTAAAAGTAATCTTCGGTATCTTCATGGTATTGGTCCTTGTAATGGTAATGATGTTTATATACACTATCTGGAACCTAAACAAGAAGATATCTATAGTATCTGAATCTTCACAACAGGTAGAGGAGTTCTTCGACGGGGCCGCTGATTCTACGGTGGGTATAACCGAGGCTCAAATAATGATTCGCAGGGAGTTCAATTGTTTGGGCCATATATTAAAGTATACCATACTACGAATAAGATTCGAGAACCATATAGACAACAAGGAGTCTACAATAAAGAAAGTGGAAAGCTTAGTAAACAATGAATATTCTGAGCTATGCGGACTATTTTCTAACTTCACTTGTAATGGTAAATCTCTCTCAAATATCTTTGAGCCTCAGGATAACGAGGCAATAAAAGATTTGGTAATAGAACAGATATACATACCTAAGGACCAGTTCTCCATTTCAAACATGGACCAATCTGTAAGTATGTATCTCAACGGATTAAAACTAATGTACCTTAAAAAATTATAACTATGGCACGAAGATTATTGCCTATTATCGACTTTGCTCATGGGTCTGATGTAGCAGGAAAACAATCTCCAGACGGTAGACATAAAGAATATCTCTGGAGTCGTAAAGTGGGAAAAGCTTTGGCAGAGCGTCTTGAGCAAGAGGGATTCGAGGTAGCTTTCACTAATACCGGGGACACCGAAATCGGGCTGTCTAGAAGAAAAGAAATTGCAAACAAATTAGATACTCCCCGAGGGGGTGCAAAGTTTCTGATTTCACTCCATAACAATGCTGCAGGTATGGGGAGTGAGTGGTGCACTGCAAGGGGTTTTGAAATATATACCACCAAGGGTCAAACTCGTTCGGATTTATTTGCCACGGTTATATTCGAACAGTTACAAGAAGACTTCCCAATTACTGACGGTTATAAACATCGGATAGACCCCTCTGGTGGAGACCCTGACAAGGAAGCAAACTTCACTGTACTCATGGGTAATAACTACTGGGGAGTTCTTCTCGAGTGGTTATTCCAGGATAATCCAGATGATGTGGCATTACTCGAAGATGAGATTGTAAACCGTAAATTGGTAGAATCTCTCACCAAAGCCATCATCTTCATCGATGAAAATCTCGACAAATTAAAGTTGTAAGCCATGGCACAGAAGAATGAAACCGAAGTTGTAAATGGTGTAGTACAACCAAGGTTCTATCAGGTGTACGGTGACTTGATAGAGTCTAAAGAGGTTATGGAACCTCTTGCTATAATGGGGGGTACAGGACCTATTTGTGGCTTCGACTGGGTAGATACTACCCAACAGGACATAACCATAACCAGTATCTTCAAAAGGTCCGGTACTATGCCTTCGGGGATAGGCAATATCTTAGGCAAAGCCAGGAGAGTATTTCTTTCTAACAAGGATAACACTGCCGGCCAGGTATTCAATGCCTATACTACTCCAGACGGCTTATGTCATATAGCCCCTGACACTCTTACTTTCACCGGTGTAAGACCTGATGGGGGTTGGCCAAGCTTAACTAATCCTCAGAAGTTGGTAGCTTTTGCAGTAAAAGCGTCCCATACTTATCGTCAAGATGGTAGTGAGAATCCACCGAGCATATCCAATTTTGGATGTGGGTGGATAACTTTCGATGATGTATATGGGTTGGAGGAAATACTTTCTTGGGGGTATGAAAAAATGTTAAGTCTGTTAAAGTCTTCTAACATACCTTTCAATAAAGATACAGACACTCTCATAGGAATATACTTGGTAGGTTGGAGACCCGAATGGGACAAGGATGGAGTAAGCCTTAGGTATAAGGATATTATGGCATCGCTGAACTACACTCTTTGCTTAGTACCCTATAACGGTCAGTTCCCTGTAAAACCATACGGACTCAATCCTCTGGACCTACTCGACTTGAAGAGTCGAGTTAAGGCTTTGGAGGAGAGTACGGTTCATACTGATATAAGTGTATTAACTCGGTACTTAAACACTCAGATGAACAGTCAGGGTAAGGGTATAGAGATAGAGTACTCCATTAGTGAGAGAGGTGACTACGACGTATATACTTTTAGCAAGTTGGTTATCAACGGGTGTGTATTGGCTAAGCCCTCAGCTCCAGTAAGCAAAGAGATAGTATATCAATATCAATGGAGAGAAAGTAATCCTTGTATATGTATATGTATATATACTACGGCATCTGTATTAACTAACGCTTCTCTTCATCCAATCCAATGGGGTATAAAGAGTGGATATCCCCATGTGGATAATGAAGCAGAATTTTGGGATGGTTCCTTCGATAAGTCAAGTATGACTATACCGAGTAGTGCTACTTTGGTGGCAGTATTCGAAATAAGTTCTTCAGATGTAACTACTTCAGTACTCCCGGGACATGCCTACAGCCTTCTCAACAATGAAAAGGTAGATGGTCTTACAAGGGCCATACTCGGATTGTTTAGGTATACCTTCGAGAAAGGTAATACTGGTTTAGATACCAGCGTAGAGCAAACTACCTCGGGAAGCGGTGATACTCGGTCAAGGTTAACGGTAGATGCTCATTACCATAATGGAGTGGCAGTATTTGACTTAACCGAGATTATGTTCTCCGGATGTCCGTCCTTTAAAGATGTGGCTGTGAACGTGACCGACCTGTTAACTGCTAAAGATTCAAGGTGGGGTCCTATCTTAACTCAAATAGCTAAAAAGTATTCCTCGGGTACTTATGGATATGGGCCATATATGCAGAAGTATGGTGATACAGCTTACTACATTGAAATCTATCCAAACCTCTTTACTACAAGTGATCTGGAATCGTTCAGGGTAACGGTATCCGGAAACAATGGTACTTCTGGCAGTGATTTAAGGGCTTATAAAGTACAACTTACCTTTGTAGTGGGCGATGTTGGAAAGAATACTCTTACCAATGATGCGCGCCTACTTTTGGCATGTATTAACAATCCTTTCAAATCGAATTATTAAACTAAACCCTAGTTGAGTTGGTTAAGTGGGGCTGGAGTGAGGTTAGAGATAACCTTGCTCTGGCCTTTTTCATTGTTTAAGGTCTATGGCAGCTTGTTCTAAGGTCTTCTGTATAGTCTTTCGCATTTGAGAGAACATGTTGACTGCAAACTTATCCCGGGGCAACTCAAAGTAATCAATCAAGTGAAGGATAGATAACTTACCGTGGGAATCCTTGATACGAGCCTCAAACCATTTGGGAGGTTCTAATTGTATTTGCATCACCAGGTATTCATCCGGAGTAAGATGCTCTTTCATATACTTATGGAATCTTTGAGATTGCTCTTCTTTAATTCGAGTCTCTTCGGAATCATCCAATAACTCTTTATTATTATCGAATAGAACTTCGAAAGAAGTCAACTCTTGATTGAACTCAGCCTGTTTGGTATAAGCATTCCGAAGCAACTTACTCTTATAAGTTTGCAAGGAAGATAAGAGAGTTGCCTTTAACCTCTCTTCATCATATTCGTCTTGGTATTTATTAAATACATACAAGAACTTATCCCAGAAAAAAGAGTTAATTATATCGGGAGTAAGATTGAATCTTCTGGAATCCACTCCCCTTGTCAACCTACGGATTAAAGGTTTGCAGGTTTTATACAACCTATTAAACAAATCCTCATCATAGGGTTTTAATTCTGTTAATCTGTGTAGTTCACTTCCGTTGTTGCCTTTCATAGTAGTAAAGTTATTTAACAATGCAAATATAATATAATAAGTAACCACTTGTATGAATTTTTATCAAAATATTTCACCGTCTGTGTTCAAGTTAGTTCAAAGATGAGCTCAGGGAACTATATTATCTAGCAGATACTATTGGTTATACATTTATGAATATTATATAATATATGAAACAAAATAGGGTAAAGAAAAGGTTAAACTCCTGTAACAAGTTCACATTCTCTATTGAGTTTCAATTGGAAGTACTCAGGTTTTTAATACAAGGGAAGGAATCTCTCTTGTATGTTCAAAAGATAAAACCCGGGTACTTTACTTTGATTGAACACTCGATAGTGGTAGAAGCCTTGGTAAAGTTCGTAAAGAAATATCAACGAATCCCAAGTGAGGTTTTAATGGTAGAGCAGGTAAAAACTTTATTGGAAGGTAGGGATTATGTAGACTTGGTTACCAAGGACGACATCCCCAATATTCATAAGTTAATATCCGAGCTTTATAATAAGCCTTTGAAGGACGTAGATATCGTATTAGAGAACATTCATAAGTTCATTGCTTATATCGAATTGAAGGCTTTGAACGAGAGTATGGACTTCTCTGATTACAATTCATACGAAACTTATCAAGCTAAGTTAACCAAAATACTCCAAAGTTCAAAGCCCCAGAAAAAAGATGAACCATTACTTATGGTTAGTGGAACTGCAATGCGTCAGCTTATGAGAAAAGTTGACCCGGATGTAGTACCTACTCCTTTCTGGCAATTAAATAGATTGGGTAATGGAGATGGCTATCCTAAGAATTCTCTATTCGTTTTAATTGACCGACCTAAACGGAGAAAGACATTTGCTCTCATCAATATTGCAAGAGGTTATCTGGCAATGAAAAAGAATGTTCTTTACATTGATACCGAGAACGGTAAGAATCAGTTAATGGACCGTATGATTCAGTCTACTCTTAACAAAACTAAGAGAGAGATGTTAACTGGTGATTACGATAAGATGGAGCAAAGGCACATGCGTAAATATAAACGTTTAGGTGTAGAGTTTATAGTCGAACGTGTACCTGCAACCATTGCTGATTGTAATACCATTATGAACTTGGTTAGGAAATTGGAAACTGAGAAAGGTATCAAGGTACATGTCATCATGATTGACTATGCTGCAAAGTTAGCCTCTATAGCCAGAGATAGAGATGATGTGGAACGTATCAACAATGTATATATAGATATAGATAATATGGGTGATGAGTTAGGGCTTGATGCGGTATGGACTGCCCAACACGTTACCAGAGAAGGTGCTAAGCATCAAGAAACCAAGTACGAGGATAATGATATCGCATCTGCTATATCTATCATAAGGAATGCAAAATGTGTCATGGGATTAAACTCTACCCAAGATGAAGAGGAACATAACATTATGAGAATGGAAGTTGTAGTTCAGAGGGATGGAGTTCCAAGTGGTAGGGTAATGTTTAATATGGACCCAGAAAGACAACGTATGAAAGAGTTCTCAAAAGAAGCTCGGGCAAAGTATGATGAGTCCATAGGTAAACAGGTAGATGACTTACTTAAGAAAAGGAAAAGGGTAAGCAATCCCAATGCAGACCCCGAAAAGAGAAGTAAAACCTCAGGAGATATTTAGATAAACCTTAATAATTAAAATTGTATGGCACGAGTTATCGATTCTATGGATTTAGCTAAGTTTGGAGAAGGCGTTACATCTTGTAACAAGTGTAAAAAGGTAATAGCCTTCAATAAGAAGGAAATATTTTTAGACTTAAGCTATGGTCCAGGACATGATGGAGAAGAAAGTGTTAGATGTCCTCAATGCAATTCGGTATTACATGTAGGAAAGTTTCACACCACTGAACACATGTAATTATGGACATCCGAATATTAAAAATATTTCGGAGGAGAGCTTCAAAGGAAATCTATATCAGAAGACAACCTGGTAAAAGGTACGAGATAGTATGTCCATCTGAGGATGCTCCATTAGGGTATTTCTTTAGAGATTGGATACCTATCAACTCTCAGCTTGCCTCAGTAACTTGGGAAAAGGTTACCCCTAACGGCAAAGACTTTCACGATAGGTCTTTGGGTTATAGGTCCGACTGTTGCGTACCTTTTAAGAACACTTTCTTAAGGCTGGAAGAAGCCGGGGAAGAGTTGGTAAAGATAAGAAGAGGTTACATAATTCATCACTTGGTTTCGGAATTATGTAAAAGACTACCAGTTAGATAACAACTACCCGGCTATGGTTTACATGGTCGGGTATTTTTCGTTGATGATATGAAACTCAATAGCAATATCAAAAGTAAGATGCACCAGTACTTCATTAAGAAGATTGGAGCATTTGATTACCGTAAAGGCTGGATGAAGTCAGACTGCCCGTATTGTGGCGGAGAGAAGAAGTTCGGTATCAACCTTTCAAATAATAGGTGTAATTGCTTTAAGTGTGGTGAGCATCCTTCTCCAATAAGCCTGGTAATGTATCTGGAGAATACGGATAGTTTTCATGAAGTACTGTCTATACTTGAATCAGGTGATTATTCTGGATATGTTTTCAAGGAAGAGAAGGTTGAGTTAAAAGGTAAGAAGGAGTTCTTTCTTCCCGATGGCTTTAAGAATATATCCCTGGGCACCTCTCTATTAGCAAGGTCAGCCAGGAACTACCTTAAGAAACGTGGGTTTAATATAGAGGAGTTAGCTCGTAAGGGATGGGGATACTGTAATACTGGAAAGTATCTCGGATATATCATTATACCATTCACGGAGCATGGGCAATTAACTTACTTCAATGCCCGATTATATATGGGCGCTGGTCCTAAATATAACAACCCAGAAGTAGATATAACTGGTTTGGGAAAGAGTTTTATTATATATAATGCAGATGCTCTAGAAACATACCGAACCGTTTTTATTTGTGAGGGTGCAATCAATGCAGAAACCCTGGGAGAGAATGGGATTGCAACCGGAGGTAAAGCAGTATCAAGATATCAAGTAAATCGCTTAATTAAAAGTCCAGTTGAGAAATTTATCATATTGATTGACCCTGATGCTAAAGATAAGTCATTGGACTTGGCATTCAAATTAGTGCCTTTCAAAAAGGTAAAGGTGGTATTCCTACCAGATAATGAAGATGTCAATTCTTTGGGTAAGCGTAGGACTTTAGAATATGTACGAAAGACGACATATCAGACTTATCAAGAACTTTTAACTATAAAATCAAAATTGAAATTGTGATGGCAAAAAGAGAACCTTCTATACATATATCAAGGGTTACCTTTTCACGGATATTCAAAGAAGTGATGGGCAGGTCTCTTGGTGATAAGTTCATCGATGAATTCTTCTATAAGGCAAGGCAATCCTCATTAGACCATCGTTCAGTGGTAGGGGAGAATAAAAAGGTACAAACCCAGGCTATTCGTAGAGCTTCTGGAAGTATAGGGGATGCAAACTTATTAGCAGATATCATCTATTCCACTAGAGTTCAGCTCAAACATATAGGAGTAACCAAGATAAAGCAAACTGATGCGCAATGGGCATCCGTTAAAGAATTGGTACCTGTTGTAAATGAATTCTGTCAAAAGTTTGAATTCGAACCTCGTCAGGGATATATAGAGTTTGTAACTACTGGTATTAAGCTAATGTCTCAGGCAAAGAGGGTGAACTATAACTTCTGTGCTAATTGGTTACATCAGAGAGTGAATTGGATTATGGATGTATATGAGGCTGAAAAGGAAGTGAAGGAAGATAAATATCCCAAATTCACTCGGGAAGTATATGAACATTATACTAAAGAGATTCTCGATAGAGTAGGTATCAATAACACCTATGACAAGAATCCTCAAGAGTACGTATGGTTTGTAAGAGCAAGGAATCTTGCAGATGAGATTGGTATTGACTATGAAACATTTGTACAGGCTCAGTTTTATGCACTCGAGTTCTGTAAGGGTATACCTAAGATAGAGGACCTATCAAATGATAAGGCTCGTCAAAGGGTAATAAATTATATGGCCAAGTTCAATATTGTATCACGTCCCAAAGTTGATAACACCAACTGGGATGATTTTAAGAAATAAGTTTATGAAAAAGAAGATTGATGGGAAAGCTATAGCTTTCTATGTTATTCTGTCAGGTATTATTGTAATGGGGATTTTATTCCTTGCCTATCTCTTCATATTAACTCTACACTCATGATAACTATCACCATAAAGAACTGTAATGTTTGTGAAATTTCTGGCCCAGCTAAGTTCACAAATAAATTATATGAGATGTTCCGGATTAAGCATCCGGATGCTTGGCATATAATGATGTATAGTAGGGCAAAGAATTGGGATGGGTATGTAAAGTATATCTCGGATTATGGGCAATTCAAGATAGGCCTTTTGAATAAGGTTTATAATGAATGCCTCAAGATGGGTCAAAAGGTAAAAATTATAGATAATAGACCCCCGTTAGGAATTAAACCAGTAATTCCAACAGTTATGGGGGATAAAGAATTACGGGAAGTACAAAGGGAAGCTCTAGAAAAGATACTGTATAATAAGGTTGGAAATACTCCTTTCCTTATTTGTGCATCCGACTTGGCAGTTAACTTCGGAAAGACTTTGGTGTTCTGTGGATTGCATCAAGCATTCAAGAGGAAGTTGAAGACTGTCTTGCTGTTGAATAGTGCAGACTTATTCAAGCAATTCAAGAAGGAGATTCCAGAGTTACTACCTGGAGAGAAGGTAGCATTTATCCAGGGGAGTAAATGTAGTGAGTGGGGCAACTTTAACGTTTGTATGGTTCAATCTCTGGCAGGCAACATAAACAGGTATCAAAAGTTCCTTTCGGAAATAGACATGGTACTTATAGATGAGGCTGACGTGATTGACAATAAAACTTATAAGACAGTAATACAACATCTGTATAACTCAAGAGTACGAGTGGGATTGAGTGGTACCCTTTATATGAGTGAGCTCAAGAAGAAGCTGGTTCACAACATGAATATCATGTCATTTATTGGTGATAGAGTAAACCAGGTGAAACTGGCTGAGATGATTGATAAGGGGTACTCTACTCCCATTATCTGTAAGTTGGTATATGCCCATTACAAGTATACCAAAGATGAAGATTATCCCACCGAATATAAGGAAGTGATATCTGACAATATAAAAGCTTGGCGATTGTCTTTGTCTCGTACTAAGTATAACATCCGACGAAAAAGATTGCCGGCACTCATTGTATGTAAGTTCATTGGTCATTGTGAAAACCTTTACAGGTATTACGTTAAACATCTCGGAAATCAATACAATATACAATATGTCCATCACAAGACAAAAGGGCGAGATGAAATTCTACAAGCTTTCAGAGAGGGGAAAATAGATATACTAATCGCTACTACGATTATTTCTAGAGGTCAAAACTTCCCTGAATTGAAATATCTGCAGAACACAGCCTCAATGGATTCTAATGAAAAATCATTGCAGATATTGGGCCGACTTGCAAGAACTCACATGAACAAAAAGAAAGCTTATTTGGACGACCTTCAATTCCCCGGTAATTATCTAAAGAGACATGGTAACCATAGACGAATGTATTATCAGAAAGAAAAATTAAAGGTAATCAGAGTGGAAGGGTAATACGCATATATGCGCACGTATATACACACTTATAACTCTATTAGTATTTAGTATAACTAAATACTAATAGAGGTTTATATAGCTAAAGCTATATAAACTTATACTTAACTTACTTAGTAAGTATTAACTTAAGCTAAAGCTTTAAATGAGCACGCACGTATAAGGGTGAACCAGAAAGTTAGTGCATATACTATTCTACATCAATGACACTGAAATACATATTAACTATCACTTGATATCAAACTATCAAATATATGGCGAAGAAAAAGAAAGACAAACTTAAGGAAGTAAGAAAGGAGTTAGAGACCGGGGATATTCTTGAACCTATAGACATCACCAAATTAGGTTCAGGTAATGACCCTTGCTTCGGTAAGCATTACGACCTTTCAACCAAGGAATGTAAGATGTGCGGGGATTCAGAACTCTGTTGCATTAAGTTCACAGCTCTTATGGGTAAAACCCGTAAGGAGTTGGAAGCAGAGACTCAGTTCAAGGATTTGGAACCTCTCATAGATATGGAAGGTTGTAAAAAGTACTACCGTAAATTGGTAAGAGAAAAACTCGGTAAGAAGGAAATACTCGATAAGCTTCAGAGTAAGTTCGAGTTAACCCGTAAGGAAGCAAGAGATTTATATCGTAAATTTAACAGTAAATAACATGGTTCAATTAGAGTTTACAAAGATTCGAGAGGTTAAATCCCCTAACCGAGCAAATGACGGGGATGCCGGGTTGGATTTCTACATCCCTCAGTTATCTGACCAAGATATTCTTAAGGTTGGAGAGAAAGGTGAAAATGACTTTTCTGGTATCAATCGGAAGATGTTTGGTAAAGGTTACTTCAAACTGAAAGGATTGGGTACTGAAGATGTACATGTAGTAATTAAACCAGGTGGAAGACTTCTCATTCCTTCTGGTATAAAGGTACTTATCAATCCAAAAGAGTCCATGCTTATGGCAGCAAATAAATCCGGGATTGCAACCAAAGAGGGTTTATCATTCACTGCCGAGATAGTGGATAGTCCATATACTGGTGAAATGCACATCGGTATTCACAACGGTTCCCCCGAAGAGGTTTGGATTCCTCTGAACCAAAACAAGAAGATAATGCAGTTTATACATGTACCAATTATACTTTCAAACTTGGTAGAGATTACCAATGAAGAGTATGACGAGAAAGCCAAGAATTGGGGAACTCGAGGGGATAAGGGATTCGGTGCTCACGATAATAAGTAAAAACCATGGATAGGGTAAAGATAAAAGAGTTACATGTAAAAGGAATAAGTGCTAGAGAAATACGTAACAAGTACTTTCCTAATGTATGCGAAGAAACTATACGAAGGACAATTAACCAATGTTTAATCTAAAAAATACCCGCTTTGGATTCACGTGATATAAAGGAAGAACCGGGAATTATTCCCGAACACAAGTATCTAGAAGAGATATATCAAATGCAAAAGAACCTCTTGTCTGGGTATATAGGCATAGAGGGGCTACCACAGTATCCGGTAGACATCAATACAAAGGCTTCTCAAACCCTGTTAAAGGACTTTACTGCAAGGGTTATAGAGGAGTTATCAGAAGGCTATGAGTCCTTCGAAAATGTAATGGACTTATTCGAGGCCAACCATTCAAAATTGGTACAAACCCATGGTGATTGTATAGAGTATACGGAGATACTCAATCACTTACAGAATGCTAATGAAGAGAATGCAGATGCTATCCACTTCTTTATCGAACTTTTGATATATGCCAATATCCAACCAGAGGATATTGTGGCATACATGGTGAAGTGGGTAAAGGATAATCGTTGTCCTCAACCAGTAGTAGATTCTCTCAACAAGAACTATAAAGATATCCTGCGTACAGCCATGAATCTCGGGGTAATGTGGATAATGGACAAGGGAGATATCGGTGTTATCTCCCACAACAATGCCACAGACCTTATCAAGTGGTACGAGAACATGGATTCAGAAACACATCTGGACTATAACACAAAGTTACTCGAGGGAGGTAGATACTTCAATCATGTAGAGTACTCAGTAAACTACCCATACCTGTTATGGAAGATAACTCACCGCCTTAATATAGCCAGGAATTTCCTGAAGAACAAACCTTGGAAACAATCTCAGGTAATGACTCAGGAGTTAAAGTATCAGGCTGAGTTGGTGAAGGCTTTCATATACTTCTGTGGTTATCTTGGATGTATAGGAATGGATTCTAAGGAAGTGTTCTATATTTACTTCAAGAAAAATCACATAAACCTGTTCCGCCAAAAATCTAAGTATTAGTATTAGTATTAGTATGAATCTTATAAAAACTAAGAGCCCAATAGAGGCTTGGGAGAAGATACTCGAAAACTTCTTAATCAAGAAGACCGAGTGGTTCTGTGAAGGAGTCGGTTACAACCTAACCGACTCTCTATTCACTTATGACTTAATGGTAGAAATAGCAGAAGCTAAGTTCGACCCAAACTTCGACTTCGGTAAGATGTTTGGGTACACCATGACAAAGTGGACAGGTTTAATTACCAACTACTTGGATTTGGATGTACTTGACCAAGCTAAGTTGATGATAAGGAAGTTAGAAGAGAATAAGACCGTAAACAGGAATTATCACATAGGCTTCCATTTTGCCGATAATCACGGCAGCGGTAAGGGATGTTTGGTGGGCGGTATATTCTCTCGTAAGATAGGGATTGAAAATCCCGAGATAACCGTGATACTTCGCTCATCAGAGGTGGTTACACGATTGCCAATAGATATTCTCCTATTCTGTCGTATGGGACAGTATATCTACGGTAATGATAACTTCTCGCTAAAATTAGTTATCAAGGCTGCTTGGGCAAATGATACTACAATCTTGTTGTATCAGAACCGAAAAGATATCAAGGAGTTCTTGAAAGAGAACTGTGATGATGAAGCTCGTAGAAAAAAGATACGTAAGTCTCTCAAGAAACTAATGACAAGCGATGAAGCTGGTTATAAAACATACGGTAACAGTTTCAGAGCTTTCAAAGTATTAAGGAAAGACTTGGGATATAAGCAGAAGTCCATGTTGGCATCATCTTTAGAGATTGGTGATTGGGATGGTATTCCTTTACCAGAAGTATGCCCATCTATACTTAAGCGAAACACGATAAAGAAGACATACTTAAAGTTCACTGAAAAGTACGGACTTAAGCTAAAGCTTGAAGAAAGTGGGGAAAGGAAAAAGAAGAAACTAATCTCGTTCTCCTCACCATACGAAGATGATATGGATGATAATGAATCAACTGTAGAATCAGATGAGTAGAGTAAAGGTAAAGAATAACCTGTTAATGTTCAAGAACAGCATGAAAGCTTGGGAAGGACTTAACAGGTTATTCCTGTTCAATACGCTTGGTTTGGATATAGAAAGAATTGGTAAAGCTCAATACATAAATGATTTAGTCATTAGTATTAAAGAACCTCTGGTAGACCCCGAATTTGATTTTGGTAGGCATTTCAATTATACCATGTCAAAGTGGAAGTCATTAGTGGCTAACTATGTTGATGAGAATAGTCTTTCATTACTGAGGCTGGATGTTATAGAGGCTATCAACAATAGAAAGATATTCAACATAGGCTATCAGTTTAATAATAAACATGCCCACGGAAAGAATTGCCTATTATCCATGACTGTATCTAAAAAAGCGGGTATGGATAACCCCATGATAACAGTATTCATGAGGGCATCCGAGGTTACTAAAAGGCTGATATGTGACCTACTCCTTATTCAACGTATGGGAGAATATATATTCGGATATGGGCAGAAGTTTCATGTATCAATACATTTCAGTCAGATATTCAATGATGATACTGTACTTCTTATGTACCATGCCCATGAAGACTTACTTAAGTTGAGTGATAAGCTTGGTATATACGACGGTAATTGGTATGACAGGTTGAAGTATCTGCTTGAGGTGGACCCTGACAAAATAAAATATAAGGTACATAAAAGAGCAATAAAAGTATTAAGACCCGAGCTTTTCAAATATCCTAAGACCTTAGCTAAAGACTGTACTCTTGGGAGTGAAGACTGGTTACCGTTCTAATATAGGGAAGTCTATTGAATTGCAAATATCAATGCAAGGAATATAGAAGTAAAGAAGTCTCCCTATACAAGTAAGCTTGGTGGAGATATCGATATTACCTTTTCTACAGATATTGAATGGCTATTTAATACCGTTGCCAGTATAAGTAGGAAGGATTTAAGACATCTTAGAAGAAAGATAAGGAGGTATATCCATGAAACAAGAGAGAAAAGTAATCCATACTTTGGTGTAGAAATATCCAGGAGCAAGTATAAAAATGGGTATGATAGAGATATTGAATTATCTATATCTACTAACGGTTATCACTGGATAGGATTGCCAAATATGAATATCCAGGACCTGAAAGAACTATGAAAATCTATAAGAATATTAAAGAAAACAAACAATGAGAATATATTCGAACCCCTATGAGTTAATGTCAGAGACGGCAAGAAACTTATGGGAAATGGGTAATGAGGTAAAACCCCGTACCTATCAAAACAAGGTAATAGAAGGCAATGATGACTTCATTACAAAGGAACTCATCTGTGAGCAGTACTGTTTAACTCACATGGAAGACCCAGCTGCACTTTTTGTATTCACTAAGTCCAAAGATTGGGCAGAGGCAGAATTCGAAGAGAGAGTATGCGGTAGGATGGAAAATCCAGGTAAAGCATGGGAACTCCGTAAAAACGTTTGGGAAGAGTTTTTAGTTGGTGGGTTCTTTGACTATACCTATGCAGAACGTATGAACGAGACCGTGTCATACAAAGGTAAGGCATTCTCAAAACTCGAAGCAGTAATAGAATTGTTAAGGAATGACAATGATACAAGAAAAGCCATATTAAACATATATGGTGAAGTCGGTTTTGATAAGGACTGCGATTCAAACTATCTCGGTGGAGAAAAGAGAATACCGTGCTCCATGTATTACGACTTCCTCATCCGAGAGAATGCCCGAGGAGAAAAGCAACTCAATATATGTTATCACCAAAGGTCTTCTGATTTTGTAACCCACTTCGGTAATGATGTTTACCTGGCATGGAGACTCATGGAATATGTAGCTAGAGAGGTGGGAATCAAGCCTGGATATCTCTATCATACTATTGATAGTTTGCATAGTTATAAAAAAGACTGGGTGAAACTGAAGACCTCAATCCAAATCGAATTGAGATAACCTCAGAAGGTAACGGTATAATTGGAGGGGGATTGTTCTTTTCTGTAACCATGAGATTAGTAGTAAAGTTACTGTTACCTTCACTCGGACCCATAGCTCAGTTGGTTAGAGCAGCGGACTCATAATCCGAAGGTCGGGGGTTCAAGCCCCTCTGGGTCCACAAGATGAATCTTTATTTTGCGCTGTGGACAACGAGTCCTGATTCACCCCGGGTATCAGACTGTAGGGATATAGACTGATATCCATTTTTATACGGAAGTAGCACAGTCCGGTTAGTGTACTTGCTTTGGGAGCAAGGGGTCGCAGGTTCGAATCCTGTCTTCCGTACAAGGGCTATATGCTGGGTCATAACCGGAGATACGACCTCCAGCTAGCAATGGGCAATAACCTGGTACGAGATACCAAAAGCTCATAATTAAAGTCGAAGGCTATAGCCCTGGGAGATGAGCGAAGAACAGTACTTCATCTCCCCCTTTGTAAAGGCTCGGATGGAGAAATAGGTAAACTCATCGGATTTAAGCTCCGACGGTCATTGACCTTGCGGGTTCGATTCCCGCTCCGAGTACAAAATACCTTTAACATGAAAATCACATTCAAAAATTACCCTTGCGGTACAATTTCATTAGGTACTTCAGTAACAAGAATACCTAATTCATATCGGATTAAATCAATCCAGGATATGGAAGATATAATCAACCGTTCTAGAGAAAAAGTAAATAAAAGTTCAGCATTCCATACGTTTGCAATAAATAAAAGAACTACAGCTGGTATGATTATTGAATGGCGAGCCCATAATATGCTATATGCACTGCATATAAAAAGGAATAGGACTCGAACGGTTAACCTGGATATAAATGAACCATGGTACCGTAAAGTAGGATATTTAATATTATCAACACTATATCTAAGATGGTAGAAATTACTAACATAGATGTGTATGACTTAGAGAAGTCAATTATAGCATGTAGAAATGCTATGCGCACAGAACCAGTATTCCCCGTAGACATGGATGCTTGGGGACATCCAATTTATGAACAGAAAGAGTGGGATGATTCGTTTAATAGGGCCGTTAACTTGGCCAAATCCCCATCTAACAGTGGTCACCCTAATTTCTTAACCGGGATAAGGGTATCATTTGATATTCTATACCCAAACTACTTTTCACCCGAGTTACAACGATATCATTGGATAGACATTATAACCTCATCTTCAAAGATGCACAGGCTAGGTGAGATTGTAAAGAAGGAGTCATTCAATAAGTATGTAACCCCAGAGGTAGTAGCCATAGTTCAGGACTTGGCAAATAAGTTCATAGAAGACCCAAGCTATGAGAATCGTATCAAGCTGCTGAGTAATTGCCCTCTCGGGATAGAATTATTCATGAGGGTAAGTACCAACTATATGCAACTCCGGAATATATACCATCAGAGGAAAGACCATTGTCTGAGAGAGGATTGGGGAGCATTCTGTAATATGATTCAAGAGTTACCATTCTTCGAAGAGTTCATAAACAAGTAAGGTATGCCACAAAGTTACGAACATGTAAATCATCCTAAACACTATAATAACTACAGTGTAGAAGTTATAGATATGATGGTATCTATCTATGGAATAGAAGCAACTGTTACATGGTGTGAGATGACTGCTTTCAAATATCGCATGAGAGTAGGTACCAAACCTGACAATCCTGTAGAATAGGACTTGGATAAAGAGAGATGGTACCTTAACAAGGCAAAAGAATTAAGGAGTAAGCTTGAGTAAAATAAAAGGGACAGTATATTGTGAAAGGTATACTGTCCTTCTTGTCGAAGAAGCTGAAGAGATATCTACAGAGATAGGGTTTACTAAAGAACTATTGCATACTACAAATATTTATATTAAATACCACAGATGGAGTCAAGATATGCTATACTAAAGAGTTTCTCACAAGTCAAGCGGCTTGTGAAAGCTTGTTTAAGAACTGACATAGCTTCCGTCGACTTCGAGACAAATGCTGAATGTATCTATAACAAATCTTTCAAACCAACCATCCTATCAGTAACTTTTCAGGTAGGTTCTGGTGTATCAATCCCTTTATGTCATCATGAATATAACAACCCTCGTTGGAAACGTTGGTTAAAGTATTTTGGTAGGCATGTGATTGAAAATCCTAAAATAACTAAAGTAGGATGGAATCTGAAGTTTGACCTTCAGATATTCGAGTTATTTGGGATATATGTTAGAGGTACTGTTCTGGACGGAATGCTTATGAAGTATCTCCTAAATGAGGAGAAACCTAATGACCTGAAATCAATGGTTAGAAGGTATCTACCAGAACACGGGGATTACGAAAAGTCGGATAAGTTTGATAAGATACCCTGGGACAAGAAACAATTGGAACCCTTATGCAAATACGGTTGCCAGGATACGGATTATACCTTAAGATTATCTATGTTCTTTGAGAGCAAGTTAATTGAGATAGGTATGTATCCATTATTTAGGCATTTGATAATGCCAGCATCCAGGGTACTCCAACATGCAGAGAAAACTGGGTTATACCTTGATAGGGAATTCAATCAGGAATTGCTTGAATCTTACAAGCCAAAGATTGACCAAGCAAAGGCTAATTGCTTGAATCTTCCCCGAGTAAAGAAATTCTCTAGATGGCTTACCGAACAGAGAATAAGCAAATACCTGGAGTCCATAGAAAGTGAACTTGAAGATATGGATTATAGAGACCCTGCAAATAAGAGGAAGATAGCAGGTAGGGAACAAAAGATATCCAATATAAGGGCTGGAGTATTTACAACTAAGAAAGAACTTGAATTAATCCGAGAAGTAAACTTGGGCAGTCCTATTGATTTACCTTTATTATTGTACTCTAAAAAGGGATTCAACTTCCCGGTTATCAAGTATACTAAGGATAAGAAAACAAATAGGGATACTGATAAACCAAGTACCGATGAAGACACATTGGTAGAACTTCGGTTAACGGTTAAAGACCCAGAAAGTCCGAAAGCTATATTCCTGGACAATCTTCTTGAATTGAGGGGATTGAAAAAGATGTACACTACATATATTGAGGGATGGCATGATAAGGTACAGGATGATGGCCGTATCCATGGTCAATTCAAAATCATTGGTACTACATCTGGTAGATTAAGTAGTTCTGAACCTAACCTTCAGCAAATACCTAAAACCTCCGTAGATGCTAACATAAAGAAACAGTTAGTAGCTCCCAAAGGAAAGTTATATATGGCACTTGACTACTCTCAGGCAGAGTTAAGAATCATGGCTCACCTTTCCGGGGATGAAACTTATCTCGAGGCTTTTGCAAAGGGTCAGGACCCTCACCTTGCTATTGCAGCAAAGAAGTATGGTGTATCGTACGATGAAGCAAACAAAGCTTATAGTGATGAGCAACATCCAGATTACAAGGTTTGGAAGAACAGGAGAAAGCAGGCAAAGCAGATATGTTTTGGTATTATCTACGGTATTCAAAAGAAACTACTTGCAGTTAAACTATCTGACCCGAAAGCTGGTATCATAGTAACCCCCGATGAAGCTCAGCAGCAATTGGATGAGTTCTTCCAAGAACATCCTAAGATTAAGAAGTTCATGATTAACCAGGAGAAGGTACTGATTGAACATGGATATATTAAATCTCTGTTTGGTAGGAAGAGAAGGTTACCTCAAGTATACTCAGATAATGAGCAAGAGGCAGCATACGCAGTAAGATTATCGGTTAACATGCCATGTCAATCAGCTGCATCCGATATGACTCTGTTTGCATCCATACTCAATTACTGGAAAATGAGGCAAGGTATACTTCCTTACATGCCCGAGACATGCACTGTTCATGATGCAGTCTATTATCTCGCTGACCCCCAGGATGTTAACGTGTGGGTAGTATATAATATTTGGGAAACTTGCCGTAACCCTGATACTAAAAAATACTTTGGATTCGAGATAAACGATGTGAGTATGTCAATGGATATAACTATAGGTAGGTCAATGGCAGAAGAGTTACCATTTATACCTGGATATGATTACAATAAGATGTTTGAACCAGATTTCAATACTGATGAATACTTAGAAGAACACCGTAAGTATAAAAACATAGACATTAGTGAATATCCAAAACTCTATAAAAAAGAGATAAAAGAGTTTGAACAAAAGTTTTATAAAGTACATGGATAGATTTATACCTAATGTACCAGGATGTAGTAAATATCATATATCTAAAGATGGAGAGTTATATTCCATATTTAGTGGTACCCGGAAAGTGGTAAAACCTGTAATAAGGTCAAATGGGTATGTACATAATTTACTAACCAATGATAATGGTAATAAGGTTAAATTCTATAGACATAGGTTAGTAGCTACTATATACATACCAAACCCCTGATAATAAGCCTCAAGTTTGTCATAAAGATAATAATCCTTTGAATAATAATGTAGGTAATCTATATTGGGGTACAAGAGAAGATAATATGAGACAATGTATATCCGACAACAGATTCTATTTTGTTGGTAAGTATCGTAAGAAGTCAGTAGATGAAAGGGGTATAGTTAAGAAGTATAAAAACGGAGTATTGAGAAAGTACATACTTAAAGAATATAACATATCCACTGGAGTATTCTATGATGTACTTAGGTCACACGGTATAATACCAGACAGGTATGGAAAAAAGGCAAAAGATAGTACGTCTATCCCAGATTAAGAAAAACACACTAAAGATTCTCTTTCAAGGGAAAACCTACGAGATTGATTTAGACCAGGAACTCATGATTGATGAGAACCTGGTCAATCAGTCTTTACGTAGAAGTCCATCCAATTACGCTTTATTGGTAATGGTAAGGGATAGGCTTATATATAAAAGGGATAAACTTGAAAAGGCCAAGGACCAAGCTTATAGCAAGGCATGGCTTTACTACAAGGAGTCAGGTAACATCAACAACGATGCTGCAGCACATAAAGCTGAAAATAACCAAGCCTATCAAGGGGCTTTGAAAAGGTATATGAAGGCTGAGTATAATGCAAGCAAGTTCATAAGTATCTGTAAAGCATATGAATCAAGAGAAAATATATTAAGAACCATAAGTGCGAACATAAGGGTACAAGATGGATTTAAGAGATAACCATCCCTATTTAATAGGGTATCATATTTCTAATGTAGGTAAAATATACAGTAGAGTAAAGGGTTATTGGAGAGAATTAACTCCTTGTATCAATAGAGAGGGATATCTTAGGATAAAATTAAATGGTAAGCAATACTCAATACATAGATTAGTTGCTGAAGCTTATATACCTAATCCGGAAAATAAGCCCTGTGTATGTCATAAGGATAACAATAAGCTAAACAATTCGGTTGATAACTTGTATTGGGGAACACAAAAGGAGAACTTAGAACAAATGATTAAAGACGGTAGGAGTTTGAAAGGTAGAAGAAACCCTATGTGGAAAAATCATTATAATTCTGGTTATGGTAGGGTAGATATGGAGAAAAAGCAACAGCTAGTAAACTATCAAACAAAGATAGAATAAGTATAGTTAAAAGTCTAAACTCGGGTATAAGTATAGATACTTTATCCAAAAGATACAAAGTATCAAGAGCCTGTATTAGAAGTCAAATAAGAATAGTGTCAAACTTACGTAAACAACAATAACTATGTCAAAAGTAGAATTAAACCTTATCTCGGTAGAAGAAGCAAAGGAGTTGAATGATAAACTGAAAGGTTTAGGAACTCCCACAGGAAGTCGAGTACTTATTGTATCCCCAGTAGTAACTGCAGATACCAAAACCAAAGGAGGACTCTATATCCCTCAGGAACATGATAAAGATACAGTACCCCGCAAGGGAGTAGTAATTCAGGTAGGACCCATCACTGATGAACAATGTGAAGAATATCCTGGTCTTCAGGTTGGAGCGGTAGTTACTTACGGTCTGTATGCTGGTAAAGAACTGGATGTAGTAGACCTTCCTAACCAGGTAACAACTATATTATCTCTGAATGAGATACTTTACATAGAAACCAATAAATAAAGCCATGAAAGAAGAGAAAAAGAAGAAAAAGGGTAGTGTAATGACTACCCGAGAAAAGATGCTTGCCAGGAAGAAGGAACTGGAAAAGCGAAGCAGCGGTGGAGGTATTATCTACCCGAAAGAAGGAACCACCCGAGTACGTATCAAATCTCGTGGTGCTGATGAAGAGCTGGGTATAGAGATTGTCCAGTTCTATCTGGGGCCGAAAGAGGGAGGTATCATTTCTCCGGCAACTTTTGATGAGCCCTGTCCTTTCATGGAGAAGTTCCAGGAGCTTAAGAACTCAGATGACCCAGATGACAAGGCACTGGCCTCGAAACTGGTACCAAAGAGAAAGTACCTTATAGGGGTACTCGGTTACAAAGATACCAAGGGTAAGGAGATTGACCCAGACCGGGTTGATAAACCCATGATGGTACCCCGCTCTGTATATCAGGATATTATCGACCTTTATCTCGACGAAGAGGATTGGGGCGATATGACTGACCCGATTGAGGGTTATGATGTCAAGATTACCCGTACCGGCTCTGGTAAGAATGATACCAGTTATTCTGTATCACCCTGCCAGAAAACCAAGCTGGATAAGAAGTATCGGGGCGAGGTCGACCTGGAGAAAGCAACCCGTGCAAACATTCTTTCCTATGAGGAACTCGAGGAGAAGCTGGCTTCATTCCTTAACGAAGGCGGAGATGAAGACGAAAAGGATGAAGCTCCCCGTAAGAAATCTTCCAAAAGCAAGCTAGCGGACAAGAAGAAGAAAAACGGAAAGAAATATAAGGGTGATATCTAAAATCTCTGGATATATACCTAAAGCAGGAGTGGGATATAGCTTATATCCCACTCTTTTCATATAATAAGTAATAAGTATGGCACGAAAGGCAAGAGCTCCTAAAAAATCAGGAGGTCGTAAATTCAAAATACCAACACAAAACGAGATACTCAAGAAATATGGGTCTTCTCTCCAATTCAAAGCCAGTACAATAAATCATCATGGGTTGTGGATTCCTTCAACCTTCTTTGCTCTCAACTATCAGATGGGTGGTGGTGTACCCTTCGGTAAGATAATTGAAATCATGGGAGAGGAATCATCGGGTAAATCCCTGATAGCATACAACTTTGCGTATGCAACTCAGCAACTCGGGGGTCATGTAATCTGGGTGGATGCAGAACAAGCCTGGATGAACTCATGGGCTGAAGAGAACGGTCTGGACCCTGAAAGGGTAACAGTACTTAATGACACCCGAATAGAAACCATATCTGATGCTATGGCAGATTTGGCAATATATTGGAGGTCAAAACTAACCAACAACGAACCTATTATCGTTGTGATAGACTCTATAGCAGCTCTGGATTCAATAGAAGCCATAGACGCTAAGATGGCTGATGGTAAAGCCGAAATGGGTAACCGAGCAAAACAGATATACAAGATGTTCCGAATCCGTAATGAGCTGTTTTATCGGTTGGGAGTAACCATGGTATGTATCAACCAATTACGTAGTAAACTTGGAGCAGGCTTCGGTCAAGATACAAGTACTACTCCAGGAGGTGCAGCACTCAAGTTTTATGCTTCAATACGTTTGGCTTTCTATTCTGGTAAGACTCTGAAGATTAAGTATAAGGGTAAAGAAAGACGGGCAGGTAAATATGTAACTGTCCAGATGAAAAAGAATAAGGTATCTCCTCCACGAGAGACCATATCTAAAGCTCCGATATATTTCAATCCAAAATATCACGAGGTAGGGTTTGACAGATACTTCTGGTTGGAAGAGTCACTGGAAGATGCCGGTGTAATTGAAAAACTCGGTGGTGGAACATATATGTTCGAGGGAAATAAGTTATGCCGAGGAGAGGATGCTTTCCATAAGTTGATTGAAAAGGATGCTGAACTTCGAAAGAAACTTCTTAAGGCTGCAGGTATAAATACTATAGGAACAACAAAACGCAAGATAAAGAAGATTGCACGAAACATGTTCCCTGTTGATGCAGACTTAGACTATGAATCTCAAATAGAATCTGATGATACAGAAGAAGACGAATACATCCCGGACGAGGGGTAGAAAGCCGAGGATGCTTATGGTAGTGGACGGGAGTAACCTTGCTCACCGTTCATACCATAAGTTTAAGAATCTTAAAGCTAATAACGGAGCTGGTACCGGATTAGTATATGGATTCTTAAGAATACTCGGTTCATACCTTGTAAGGTTTAAACCAAGTCACATGGTAATAACATTTGACACTCAGAAGAGTAAAGAGTCTAACTTCCGTAATGAATTACTTGAAGGTTACAAAGCTCACCGGAGTAAGATAAGTATGGATTATGAAGACTTCAATAAACAGTTAGCTCTGTTGAGAAGGATTTTAAGACTACTCGGGGTTCAGATGATTATAGATAAGAAAGGGTTAGGACATGAATCAGATGACTACATTGCCTGGCTGGCTATAAACCATCCTGGTAAATCTCTCATAATATCTTCAGATAAGGACTTCTGTCAATTACTTGACAAACGAGTGAAGATATTCAATCCCAACAAAGAGACACTAATCCACAATCAAACCTGCAAGGAGATTATGGGTTATTCTGCTGAGGAATGCGTTGATTACCTAATACTTAACGGAGATAAGTCTGATGATATCCCGGGTTACTACGGTATGGGTGAAGTGAAGACCAAAGCTTTCCTGAACCAATTCGGGAGTATAGCTGACTTCATAGATGCAAGAGGAGCAGAGTTTAAGGGCATAGAAAGGGACCAGCTAGAAGAGTTATATAAGAAGAACAAGCCTCTTATAGATTTGAAAGCTGCTTTAACTCTATACCCGATAAAGAAAGTCCCTTGGGTAAAAGGATGTACTAATAATATAAGGAAAGATAGGTTATTCATGGTCCTCGATAAGTTCAATCTGAGGTCATTTAAGATACCTGACTTTTTGGAACCTTTTAAAAAACTACAAACGTATGTACAACGGTAAATATCAAATTATGTTTACAGGTGTTTCCGGAGTAGGGAAAACAACCATTGCAAAGGAAGTATCGGAAATGTTGAAGATACCATTTATATCTGGTTCATACTCTGACCTGGTACCAGAAACAAAAGACATGCCCCACGCTGACATGATTCAGCAGGATGCAAAGACAGTATTCATGCAGGATATGCAGGTACTCAATCTTCGTAACAAAGCCTTTCGAGGGAAGGATAACTTTGTAACTGACAGGTCCTACTTTGACTCTGCAGCATACTTCATCAATAAGTTATCTCATAGGTTGGCAGAGTGTGACCTGGACCATGCTATAGACCTATGCAAAATGCTACTTGGTCAACAGTGTACTCACTTGATATTCATACCATTCTCCTCAAGCTTTTTCAAGGACTGGGTAACCGAGGATAACGGGAAACGAGTACTGTCAAAGTACTATCAGTTCCAAGTTTCTCAGGTTATGTATGGATTACTTGACCTGTGGGGGTACAAGCCAGACTCCAAAGTAATGCAAGCAGTGAATGGAATACCAAGTACTGGTACTTTGGAAATCATGGGTTACAAGGTAAAGGTTCTCATATTAGATGAGATGAACTACGAAAAGAGAAAGTATTTAATAAGGAAATTTCTTCAGTTATGAAGGTGATAGGAATAGCATTCTCTGATTTGCACTTGGGAGAGTATCCCAAGTTCAATGAAGAAAACAAGAGGACCCTAAGTATTTTTAGGGTCCTCTATTTAATTAAGGACTTATGTATCAAGTATAAATGCCCGGCATTCTTTTCGGGGGATTTTATGCACCGTCCAGAATATATAAGTACTTCACTTGATGAAATTATAGTCGAGAAGTTCGAAGAATTAAATAGGTGCGAAGAATTTAACATATATGGTATATCTGGAAACCATGACCTTCAGAAAAGTAATTCTATAGACAGAAGGTCACCATCTCATTGGGCAAACCTTTGCAATAGATATTCATTCTTACACAATCTGGATTTCTCATACCATGAGTTCGATAAGTTCAGAGTAGTAGGAATACCTTACTTAGACCATAACAAAGGATTAGATACTTTGATAAAGGCTCAGATGAATGAGGCTATGTTAAAGCCTACAATACTATTATTACATACTGACTATCCGGGAGCTAAAGATACCGATAACACTGAAGTTGGAACAGTAGAGAATCTGAACGTAAATCTACTGTCAAAGTTCAAATTAGTATTGATAGGCCATATACATAAGCCTCAAAGGTTGGGGAAAAAGATATACATGGTAGGAGCTCCTTTACAACAAAGAAGAACCGACCGTAATTGTAAACTTGGATACTGGAAGATATATGAAGACTTCTCAATGGAATTCAAGCCATTCAAAGGCTTTCCTAAATTTGTGGATGTATCATCAGAGGATGAAATTAAAGATGATGGCAATTATTATACTGTCGTTGCTAGCAAGTCTCGGGTTGTGGCGGTGGAAGATACCCCGCAAATAAATCGGGAACTTACTAAGAAATCTATGGTACGCCGATATATGAAAGCCAAGGGCATAAAAGACAAAGAAAAGAAGGCCACATTATTAAAGGTAATAAAGGAGGCAGAATGATACAGTTTGGAAATATAATAATAGAGGGCTTCTGTTCTATACCTTACCTTGAATTAAATCTGGGTTCAAAGGGTATAACTGTAATCAGAGGGGCTACAGGGGAAGGTAAGACTACAATCTTATCAGCTCTGGTGTGGGGTGCTTATGGTAAGAATCTAAAAGGTAAATCAGATGTAAATACTTGGGAGAAATACAGACCTAAGAATTATAACGGTACTAAAGTAGAGATATACTTTGGTAAGGATGGAAAGACCCATAAGATAACTCGATGCCTTAAATATAAAGGCGAGGTAAATGGAGCTAAGGGTAAAGATAGACTCATATATGAGATAGATGCTGTTGAAGTATCTGAAAAGAATAGGGGGGAGATACAGGCGCTTATAAACGCTGATTTGGGTATGTCTTATAGCCTTTTTATGAATTCTATACTATTCGGTCAAGGTATGAAAAGACTGATACAAGAATCCTCTTCAGACCAGAAAGACTTGTTTGAGGAGATTTTTGAGTTGGAATACATATCCAAGGCAAGAGATATTGCAAAGGGCTACTATACGGAAGCTTTGAGAGAGTACAATGAAATAAGCCAGAAGTACTCATCAAGCAAAGAAAAGAAGCAATCTATTCAGCGAATGCTTGATGACTTGAAGAAACAGGCCAACCATGTAAAGAATGACCTATCTTCAAGAGTAAAGGTTTTGGAAAAGAAGTTATCGTTGTTAGCTAAGGCCAAAAAAGAGAACGAGCTTAAGGAAACAGTAACTTATAAGAACCGTATAGAACAGAGAATTCAGGAAGCCCGGGACAATCAAAAGGAGTTACTCAATAAGATAAATGATGCCAAGAAGAAGACCAGGGTATCTCTAGAAGAGTTTATTGGTGTAATTATAAAGTTACTAAAGAGAGGTGATATTAAAAACTCTTTGAAACGCCTAATGGAGGTAAAGAAAGCCTTTGGAGATATAGAAAGGTTACAAGATAAATGTTCTAAACTGGCGGACAAAATCTCCAACTACAGGGATAAGTTAGAAGAACTTAGGGACCAAGAATATGAGGCAAATAAAGTTCAGAGGGATATTGATTCAACCCATGTTGAGATAAAGAAGCTTTTGTCTGAAAAGAGAGCTGGTGTTAACCTGGGCCTAATCAAGAAATATAAGACCCAGTTATCAACCATATCAGATAAGCTTCAATCTATCGAGAGTGAGATGGAGGAAAAGAGGGATAAAGTAGATAACTACAAATGGGTAATGGATGACCCACTTGGAAATAGGGGTATAAAAGCCTTCTTATTTGAAAGCTCTTTGGATATATTGAATGAGACTCTGGAATCATATTCAGAGGTACTTGGGTTTAGTATACTGTTCTATGTAGATATCCAGGGTGTAAAGAAGGACTTCAACACCCAGATAATTATGGATGGTATAGAGGTATCTTATGAAGAGCTATCAGGTGGTCAAAAAACTTTGGTGAACATAGCTATGGCATTTGCTATGAACGAAGTTATGACTAAGGCTAAAGGGATTAACATTGCTTTCTTGGATGAGGTATTCGAGAACCTTAGTTCAGAGTATGTAGACCTCGTAATAGGCCTTATCAGGAAAATATACAAGGATAAAACCCTATACCTTATATCACATCAGGAATCACTCCCAATACCCAATGCCAGGGTGCTTACTGTGACCAGAGAAATGGGCCTTTCACAATACCACTAATGACTATTGGTATTAAATACTATCAAAACCATGAGAAAGAACAGTAGAAACAAAGGAAGCAGGTTCGAGCGTACCATAGCAAAGGCCTGGGAATCCTGGACAGGATATAAATTCTCTAGAACCCCTGGCTCAGGAGGATGGGCAAAGGCAAAAGATGCTATGGGAGACTTGGTATGCACTGATGAAAAACATTCGAGAAGATTCCCTTTCAGTATAGAATGTAAGAACTATCAAGAGATTAAATTCGAACATATACTCTTAGGCCTTAGGAGCTGTAAAATAATTTCTTTCTGGGAACAGGCCATAAAAGATGCCAAACGATGTGGAAAAATACCCGTATTGATTATGAGGTATAATTCTATGCCAAAGGGGGAGGCCTTCTTTATTATAGAAGGAAATGGAGCACTGGATTTATTCATGTTAGATAGTTGTTCAGAACTATCACGGATGGAAATCAAAACCCAAAAGGTACACCTATCCGTATACATGTTCAAAGAAGTACAAAGGTTGTTAAACTATATGGACATATTCAAGTATGTCCGGAAATTAAATAAGTAATATGAAGACCCCCTACGTATACTGTATTTTTAGGCTTGATAGGAAGTTCTACAAAAGAATCAACTCTGATTTGAAAAGTAGGGGGTATAAACATGTGAAAGCAATAATCCCTACTATCAGCGTATTGAAGAAATCTCGAAATGGTAATAATGAGTATGAGGATGTACCATTATTGTTCAACTACGGATTCATACGAATGAAGCCTGAGAAAGCTTTTGATAGATACTACTTAAACAAACTAAAGAAAGACATACCCGGTATAATGTCTTTCATGAAATCTCTTGACTATCGTCCGAAAAGAAAGAGGCTGAGGGTGGATAATGCCGAGGACTTTGATGATTACTCAGTAGTAGCTACCATAACTAAGGAAGAGGTAAAGAAATACAGAAGAATGTCTAAAGCCAATAAGATATTCTCTGCAGATGATATTACCCGGGTAGCTATTGGGGATTACGTAGTACTTAGAGGATATCCGTTTGAGGGAATACCTGCAATCTTGTTGGAGAATAATCTGTCTACTAAGACGATGCTGGTAAAGTTATATCCTGAAATGGATGGTAGTTTGGAAATAGAGGTACCAAGGGAAAACGTACTCTATTCTGTATATCATGAGTCAGATGAGTATAAAATGTACTCAGCAGACTACGAGGTAGACTTATCTCAGATTCCAGACGGTAGTACTGAAGATATTCTAATGAACAAACAATACTAAATATGGAACGACATCAAGAATTGGCTTGGGATTGTTTGACCGAGCCCGAGAAGAATAGCCTGATGTTTATTCAGGGCAGAGGACTATCAACTTGGGAAGCTGGAGAAATTCTCAAGATGTCTCATTACAAATACCTGGAACTAAAGGCCAGGGCAGAAAAATTCTTCAAACTATTCTCTGACTACTTTGAACTTCATCCATCATTAGTAAATCCCCAATCTCCAATAGAATCGAGGTTCAGGGACTACCTATTCGGGGCCATGGTTAAAAGACTACCGAAAGAAGAAGCAAAGATACATTCAGGAGATTCATCTTGGTTGTTAACTTCTATAACAAACCCAAGAATCATAAAGAATATGAAAAGGCTGAAAGAATCAGAGAATAAGTGGGATAAAGACCTCTATGCTCTGATTCTTGAGTTTGATAGATGGAACAACTATCGAATAATGCCTCGTGTATTACAAGCTCCTACAGCATATAAGAGAAGGTCAACTAAGAAGGATAAGGTATACTTATCTTACCTTCATCGAATACCTGACTTTAAGATAAGGCAATTGATTACTGAGTATTGGAAGAACGGTCCTTCCGGTAGGAGGTATTTCACAGCTATAGTATCAGATGAACTTTTCCCAGAAGAGGGTTATGGGGTGATGTCAATTAAGAGAGAGGATGATGTTATTAAGGCTGTTACTGATTTAAGGATGTATATATTCGAGAGTCAGCCTATTGCCGATACCTTTGGATTTTTGGTTACAAGGTACTTTGAAAAAACGGTGGATAGTAAAGGGGGCTTGAAGTTCTGGAAGGAGTACAGGGAGGTTATCCAGAAAGCTATTAACTACAAATCAATAAATAACATGGATTTCACTTGTGAGACTCTGGATACTGCCTATAAATTACGCCGGAAAAGAACCACTAAATCTAACTCTTAAAATTTTAATGCAAATATTTTACAACTTTGAGAAATTTGATTATATTTGCATAACGAAATAAGAAAATAAATTTTATACTTATATAAATATGCGCAAAAGTAAGAAAAAGGATAAAAGACCGTTAAAGCTTAACAAGGAAAAGCTTAAGGTCATGGGAAGTGGGTTAGAAAATATGACCTACAAGGACATGAAAAGAAGAGCAGTTGCCCTCGGCATGCCTTTCCCAGATGCTTGTTCAGCAGATTACAATGGACTGGCATCATGGATTCACCACTCAGAAAATAAGCCGGATAACTCCCTTATTGATGAGTATGATAAGTGGATGGACCAGCAACTAGAACTTGCGGGTTATGCAAAGGACGATCCGATGAGAAACTATCAACTCAATCTAGGGTTCATTGGAGAAGATGCAGTAACCAAGCAAAAGAAAACTAAGAGGGTGAAAGGATTGGAGAAACCTAAAAAACCTAAGAAAGAGAAGGATGATAACGGTCTCTGGAAAGGAACCAAGAAATCCTATGTATTCGAATTAACCTACAAAGGTTTGTCAATCGACCGTATTACTCGAAGAGTGCAAAAGAAGTTTCCTGATGCCAAGGAGAAATCCATTCAGCAATGGTATCGGGCAGCATTACGTAAACAAAAGAAAGAGTAGGGTATGCCTGTTGTATTTAGATTCAAGGGTCATGATGACTTTGAAGAATCCTGCTATAGATTGGGAATCCCATGGGTACCTCCTCAAGTTCTTAAGATGAGTCTAAAACTAAAACAGCAATGGCAAAGGAAAGTACTCTGTGGAAAACTAAAGGTTCATAAATATAGGGAAAGGGATAAACGCTTTCTGGATAGATACCGGGAATGCTTAAAAGAAGCTACCAGGATTAACGGGGTAGTAGACCCCGATTCTTTACCTCCTGATATAAGGGCATACTTCCTGGAAAAGAAACGGAGGAGAGAGTACTACAATAGGTTCAATAAGGTAGTAAAAGAAAGGGACTTAAAGATTTACCTTCATAAGTGGTATCCGTGGTCCTACAACTACAAAGGAGAACCGGCAGTAGTATTACAGGGATTCTATTCATTGAAGGCCGCCAGAAAAAGGTTCTTAATCTATTATGGACGAGAGAACTTAAAAGCAGTTCATTGGATAAAAGGTAAAACAGCACTTGAGAAAAAGTTTGTTATAGGTAATTCTTTACTTATAGCTGGAAAAAGGAAGAAACCTATATCCAAGATATTGCTAACCGAAGCCTACAGAAATAGTAAGGAAGCAGCTCAAAGGGAAATCGGTAAGAGGATTGTTCGGAAAAAGAGGTTGAGCTCTCAACAAAAGGAAAAGTACTTTTTGAACTTGGTAGATAAGTTTAATTATGGAGCAAAAGAATATAGAACTTTACTCAAGCCTGTTCCGGAAAAGCTTGTTAAGTTATCGAAGGCTAAGAAGATTGAGTCGAAAAGAAAGAAGGCTCTTTACGAAGAAGAGTGATTTAACCTGGGCTCAAATTAAAGTAGCCCTTGCATATAAAGCCATAACTAAACGTTCTGCTATCAGTTCTATCAGGTGGACTAAAAGACATTGGGATGAATATCAAATGGCAGTATTGAGTAGGGCAGGTGGGATGCCTTTGGTAAGAAAGAGGTTAAATGAGAAGTATATTCTCAAAGAACTATTATCACAAGGCTTTGTTCCAAGGTCAGATTTCCGTATGAAAATGAAATCTGGATGGTATGCTTACTTGGTAACTAACCAAACGGTATGTGGAGAACACTATATTTATCCTGAACACTTTGCTCATGATTATAGGGCAGGTAGAAAGGGTTACAGGGATATCCATACTGCTTTGAACTCCGGAATAGGACAAGAAGGATATACGAGAATCTATTATACTGCATATAAAAACGGAATAGCGAAATGACAGTAGTAAATAAAAGGGAGCCAGAAAATCCCTGGGATGGTATAAAACTCATAGTAGGTATAAAAAAATACTATACCGAAACAGGTAATGCGGTAGACGATACCTTCACCACAGAAGGTGAACCTTTCGAAGTAAAAGACCAAAACGAATTTACTCAGAAAGTAGAAGCTATCAGGGATAAAAACGTATTCTTGAAAGCAATGGCGGTCCAAGAAAACAAGGAGATATATACTCAAAAGTTTATCACGAAACTATAATCAATCAAACATTTTTCAAATAACCTTTTAATTCATTAAATTATGGCAAAGAAAAAAGCTGCAGCAAAAGAGGTAGAACGCAAGGTCCTCTCTAACGGGGTTATCCTCATCAAATACGATGACGGTTCTTATGCACTTCTGACTCCTATTTCGGCAGAAGATTCCGAGGATATCTTCGGTGGGGAAGCTGAAGATTCGGAGGACGAAGAAGAAGACGAGGATGAAGATGAGTCGGAGGACGAAGAAGACGAGGAAGACGAAGAAGAAGACGAGGAAGAAGAAGACGAAGAGGAAGATTCCGATGAAGAAGACGAGGATGAGGAAGAGGAAGATTCCGAAGAAGAAGACGAGGATGAGGACGAAGATGACGGGGTAACCCCTGAGGACCTGGCCAGCATGGACTTCGAAGCTCTAGAGGACCTCTGCGACGACAAAGAACTCGAAACTGACCCCGACGAATTCGACGAGGAGGAAATGGAGAAACTCCGCAAGGCGGTTGCCAAGGAGCTGGGCATCACTCTACCCAAGGCAAAGGCCGATTCCAAGAAGGGCACCAAGAAGAATAAAAAGTAAGGGTCCTTCCGACTATAACAATTCATGAGGGCTGCTATACTCTTAATTAGCTGAAGATAATACCTGGTAAATGGCATCAAGTTCATTCATTCAGGTCAGCCCTCTTTTTAATCAAAAACCTTAATCAATAAAAGATATGGCAACCAAGAAAAAAGACAAAGCAGCTGAGGCAAAGGCTGAAGCAAAAGCAGAAACGAAAAAAGGCGGTAAGAAAGAACTGACCGCAGAAGAGAAGAAGGCCAAACGAGAGGCCATGAAGGAGCGACTCAAGAACCGGGCACCTGGTCAGCGACCCAACAGCAAACAGTGCGATATCATCGACCTGGGCGGTGGCAACGTTGCAAAGACCTTCGCCATGAACGTACGGAAGTACGGCGTTCTCATCACCTCAGTGGTTACCGACAAGGACGGCAAGGTGGTTGCTGTCTCGAATGCAACCATCCCCGGAGTATCCGTCAAGTCCAAGAAGGAGCACGGCACGCTGGTCCCGAAGATGCCCGGCATGGGTAAGAAAGGGAAGGCAGCCGATGCAGAGGATGACGAAGAGGACGAAGACGATGAGGAATAGGCACACGACGCAGCCTAACCAATTCGGACATAGTTTTTGAGTCATACAGGGGAGGTCCACCATTTGTTTTCGGATGGACCTCCCCACTTTGTATAGGTATATGCAAGAAGACGATGGAATTATATACCTGGCATTATGTAATCAACTGCAATCATATCAGCTATTGCTAGAGGAAGAAAAAGACATCACCGAAGAAAATAGACTGATGGCAGAGTATATTATCTCTAGAACTGAGCAATTGATTGAAATATATGCCCAGAAAATAGGAAGTGACACCTTTATTCAAAGACCTCAATGGGACAATTTAACTCCTCCGTAAAAGGGTTGATATATCGGATTAAGGATATGACCCGATTGATTCAGGACATTGATGCTCAACTATCAGTGCCAGGATTATCCCCCGGAAAAAGGCAATCTTTAATCAAAGATAAGACCCTGAAATTAGGTAAGGTCAAGGCATTAGTCAAAAGGGTAGAAGACCTGGCTAATGGAAATATCCTAACCATAACCTTTGAAAACAAGGGCACTGGGGAAAGATATAGGATTATATACACCAACCTCTCTCGGGATGATGCCATTGCCCATCTGAAATTGATGGCATATCTTCGGGAGATAGAAATAATCATCTCAGAGGTAAAGGAAGTGCAGACCAAAAACTCCATGACCAAACTATAAACATGCAAAGGTAATTCAAACTCATTTTAATCAATTCAACAACAATGGCAAAGGACATTAGCAAGAAAGCCCTGGCAGCAAAGAAAGCCCGCCGGGCTCAGAAGGAAATGCTGGCCTACATGGAAGAGAACAATCTCGACCCCAAGAAAGACTGGACAGGCCACAAGAAACACGGTAAGAAAATCCAGGCATGGATTGACGTTATCAACCTCGGAAACAAGAAGGCCCGGGAACTCAATGAGGAAAAGGCCATCGAGAAGTCCGAGAAGAAAAAGAACAAGAAGCCAGAAGCCCATCCCAAGAAGGAAGAGGTAACCAGCACTCCGAATGCCTACGACTATCCTACGGTAGATGGCAAGGAGATGACTTTGGACCAGAAGAAGAAGTATCGCCAGAAGATGCGTACTCTTCTGAAGACGATGTCGAAGGAGAAGGCCGAAGCAGAAGGAAAGAAGTATGCTGTAGAGCTGGCTTCAGGTTCGACTGCTGTTCCAAAGGAGAAGGAAAAGAAGAAAGAGCCGGCAAAGGAAAAGAAGGCCGAGAAACCTGCCAAGGAAAAGAAGGCCGAGAAACCTGCCAAGGAAGACAAGGACAAGAAGAAGAAAAAGAAGGCAAAAAAAGAGGAGGATTAAACCGATAGGCAATCAGTGAAACTTCTCATACCTCGAATCCACGAAGGGTTCGGGGTTCTTTGTTGAATATACCTATACAACACCACTGAATTTAATTTGCATATTATAATAATAAGTATTATATTTGCATAACGAAATATTATAAAGATGAAAATCAACCGAGGCTGTATTAAACTGAAATTGCAAAGGCATCTATCTGCCCAAGAAATATGGAATCAGATTATGGATGTGCATATTCAGGCGCTGGAATCCCTTTTAGAGGATAAGAGCTTAGATAAATGGAAAATTATATTCCCTTGCTACGGAACTTCTCTAGAAGCGGTAGAATCAATGGCAAGAGAATATATAGAAGCCTTCAAAAGGGTTCAAGGCAATACGTTCAACGAAAGATATGAGGATGTTGAAACTATGTTGGTAACAGTATTAAACCAAAGATGGTTCAATACTATCATGAGTACACTCTATATGATGGAAGAGGACTTAATGGAAATGAGTTCTGATTCCGTCTTCACTCTCTGGGATATTTTCTTCACATGCCAGGCATTGCGTAAAGAAAATAATGTGGTAGTTATGGGACTTAACACTTTCGAGCTTAAAGGACAGTAAAGATGAAAGACACAATTAAAATCACAGGCTCATCAAGGATTGAGAAGGTTATCTTTGATGACGAGACAAGGGACATTGAGATAACCTTCAAAGGGGAAAAGGTATACCGGTATAATTCGGTATCTGAATTCGACTTCAGAATGTTCAAAGAGGATATCCAAAACGGAGAATCCGTTGGGAAGTCCTTCGAGAAAAGAATCAGGAATAAATACGCAGGAGTAAGATTATGAAAAGGTATTACACTCCAGACGGGGAACCCGATGAAGCTAAGACCCTTTGGGTAGCAGTAAAGAAAGGTATTATAGGGGTATCAGTATTCTGTGCAATATGCGTATTGTGGGATACTAAGACAGTTCCCCCTACTCCCGATGCTACTCCTCACTGGAAAAACTGGGATGAGTCAAGACACTTATCCGAGGTAAAGAGCTATGACTACAAAAACGGTATCATTCACTATCGGGATGAATCTACCGGAGAGAGACCCAGGGAGTTAAATCTTCATGGGTCTTCTGGCAGTTATGGTTCTGGTATAACTCTGCAAGTATCAGGTGCATCAGTACACCTGGATATGGATGTGGAAGAACTCATGGACCAGTTAACTGGGGATGTAGATTTTTACGAGTACTTCGAACGAAATATGGATTGATATGGCAGGTCGGATTAAATTCAAAGTAAACAAGTACGTTCACGGTTCAAGAAGCAAGGATGTATTTGAATTCAAGCCTAAAGCTCAGATTATATTTGAGGGTAAGAGGATTGGTCAGATAATTGACACAGAGGTATACTTCTACATAAGTGTAAAAGACCCTACCCTAAACTACATACCTGAATTGTGGGGAAAATTCCCTACTCATCAGGAAGCAAAGGAAGCAGTAATAACTCAGGCAGAATATATCTGGAAAACACTAAACATTTATCACCCCCTTAAAATATTAGCACCAAACTACAGATTATGATAAAAGAAGTAAAGAAACCGACAAACAGCTGGGTATGGAAAAAGATATTCGGTGTAACCCTATTGGGATGGATGAATATCCTGATATTTCAATGGCTATTCATCCGGATATCTTATAATTGGGTATATGTAGACCCTGACAAAAATGAAGATGCTAGAACAGATGATTTCTGGGATGATGAGAAACAGCAGTTTGTTGCAAAAACTTTCTACTACTATGCCATTATCGGGTGTATTATACCTCTAACGGGGTGGTGGGGAGACTATGAAATGCCGTTCAAATTCAAAGGTCGGTTAACTAAGGTAAAAGAATACTACGAATGAGTACAGTAGACTTCAAAGCTGCTTGTGCAGCTCATAGGAAATGTTGCCCATATAAGGCAACTCCATCTACAAAATGTAAAGTGGATGACAAGGATAAAGAGAATTTATATGAGAGGTATAAAGGTAAATGTGGGGCTAATGTAGAAACTCCAGATGGTTTATGCCCGGTAAAAGATTGCTACTACATGGCCAAGTTCAAAAAGACATTAAAGAAGTTATCTGAGAAGTAATGACACCAGTAGCTGTGGCTAAAACTTATAATGAGCTTATGGACCTGAATCTCAGGTTAAATCCGTAGAGATACAAGATGATGGTCATAGGCAAACCATCTATGTAAAGATGACACCCATACGTAGGGATAACTCACTCTCATCAATTAACATTGCCTTGAACGTACCTGAAAAGTAGTTGCAAAATTATTTGCAGGGATAAATATTTATATCTATATTTGCATAAACAATAAAAGGGAAAAGCCATAAGAGGTTAACACACAGAAGCCAAGAACACAACCTCAAAGAAATTGATAAAAATATTTGCATATATAGAAAAGTTCCCCTATATTTGCATTAAGAAAAGAAATAATAAAACACTTTTAATTTATTGTAAAACCTTTTAACATTGTTAGCCATGAAAAAGAACAAGAAAATTCAGGCTCAGGAAATCGAAAAGACCAACCTGGTAGAGGGAATCAACAACCTCATCGAAGAGAAGACTCAGAAGGTCGAGAAATCCAAAAAGGCTCTAAAGGCAGAGGCTAAAAAAGAGGAAACTCCTGAAGCGGCCAAAGAGAAGAAGGTCAAAAAGACCCAGAAAGAGAAACTGGTCGATAAGACCAAGAAAAAGGTCGAAGCCAACCTCGTCGAGGAAGTGGTAACGAAACGGGAAGTCAAGTACATCTATCCGGCAGACTGCGAGGACACTCTTTCCCGGAAAAAATTCCGGCAGACGGTCCGAAACAAGATTCATCAGCTGCAGCTGGCAATGCTCCGAATCGAGGACTCGGACTCCGAGGAGTTTAAGAAAGCAAAGGAGGAGTTCTTCGAGTACAAGAACCGATTCGTCAAGAAGTCCGCTGCAATCTAATTTTTCATAGTAGGAGATGGGTACAGGGCTAAGTAAGGTCCTGGCCCATTAGTATAACAACACTTCAATGATATGAAAGATTATGGTTATCGGCTTACCTGAGAAAGCAATTCAGAAAATAGACAAGGAATTGCTAGAATTACACAAAGAAGTTCTTAAGTCATATCTCACACAACGGAGTCTAAAGCACAAGTACCAAAAGAAATTCTTTAAGATATACGACCACTACATTACGGAGAAGAATATAAGAAGGTTTTTCTTCCGTTCTGCTAAGCTGTTTGTATATGCTTTAGTAACGGACCGATTGGATGAGATTGAAAACTATGTACCCGTAAAAGATAAGAAAAATCATGTTTCCAGAAAAAGTAAAAAGCGTAACGCTTGATAAGTCCAGGATTACCTATTACCTTCAAACTCAGGAATGGGTGCAAACCCGTACTGAATGTCCCATAAATCCTGAATTATATCAGGTAGAGGATTTAGCCTTTAATTGCAGTGTAAGGTCTAATCAGTATCTTCCGGATTATGCAATCAAAGGGTATTTCACGGTAGATGAGAATTTACAGCACCCGGTATTCATTGAGAATACAAATGGGCCTCACCTATTATATATCACGGGGATTCCCAGGAATCTTCCTGAGGTAGAGAGGAATAGGTTTAGGTTCCAGGAACATATTTGGTTATCATACTGGGAAGATAAGCATATAGGCTACCTTTTCCAGGTGGTAACTAGAGAACAAGCATTAACTCACTTAATAAACCAATAACTTACAAAATACAAAGCACTATGAAAACTCAGGAATATGTAAAGCAATTCAAGTTGGACCGGGAACATTACAACTTTAACCGGAAGAACTTTATGGAGGCCTTCGGTCAGGAATTTAATGACCGAATTGAGGCAACCATTACAGCCTGTAAAAAAATGCAGGTGCAGTTCACCTACGAAAAATTCCTCCATGCCATAAAAGAGCAACAGGATAAATTCTGGAATATTTCCAACAAGAAAGTCGGAGAACCTTTTTCGGAAGGTTTATTCTCGGCATTCTTTGCCTTACATGTTATACCTCTCCGGGCAAGCCTTTTCCCTAACATTCATGCCGAATTAGAGAAGAAGAGGAGAAAGGCAATTGAAAGGTATGCCAAGATTAAGGCAGAACTGGAGGCCGCTGAAAAGGAACGGCAGGAAAGGGAAAAGAAAATGGAACCGGTTGTAAATGCTATGATGACATACGCAGTAGTCAAAAGCTTGGCAAAGCAACCCAAGCAGGTGGGTAATAAACCCAAGAGAAAGAAGTAAATCCTAATAATACAAGACTCTAAAGTTACTAAGATTTTATGAAGACCCTTTTAGAGATAGCAAAATTGGTAGAGGATAAAATGGTGACCTTGTATCAGGAAGCCGGAGAAAATGAGGTAAACATGAGCTATTGCTTCAGACAAAGTTCTGTAACCATAGAAATGCTTTATCCTAAACATGTGCATAAGCTGCTATCTGAACTTTTAGCTATGAGTAACCAGCTTAAATGCGAAAGTCATATAGCAGATTACCAGCTCTCAATAAGCTCATCAAGATTGAAGGTAAGCCTATTTCAGTGATCCAGCAACCTGACTATCAAAGAGTTAATTCAAAAAGGCCCTTACCCAATCGGGGCCTTTTTATTTACTTATCTTGAGATTAACTATTAGATACCAAAACTTAACACTATGAAAGAACAAAAGATAGTTCCAAGGTTTCCAAGAGGAATGGGAGTAACCCAATTAGCTCTACAGGCTAATGCTGGAGATGATGAAGCTCTCAAGAATCTGACCAAGTTCATTATCCATATCTGGATTGCCAACAACGGGAAATTATGGGCAAAGGTTTATTCCGTAAATGAACTCGCAGATTTCTTGAAATGTGAACCAGCAATTATTCAGATGCAAATGAAACAAACGTTTCTAGACAACGGTTTATTTGACCGTAGCAAGATGAATGAGATTGCTGATTCTCTTATGGGAGCTTGCATATCATGGGCACTTGAAGACCGTATGGAAGTAAGCCAGCAGGTTCAAATACTCAGGGATTCTCAGGGCGGAAGATATGCTCCATTCATCACCTCCGAAGTCAATAAGGCCCTTGGATTGAAACAGCAATCTACAACTTCTCTTCAGAGTTTAGTAAGGGCAGTAACTGGAGGGGGTACCGTGAATATCTTTGCTCAACAGAACAATCAATTCAATAATGGTGCCCAAGAAGAGCAGACTTTAACTAGAGATGAAGCCATGGAAATGATTCAAAGGGAGTTGGCTGACAAGGGTGGTATAAAGGAAATTGAATATGTAGAGAACCAATATGACTTCAAAGAACTACCAGTTGTAGTTGCAATCAAACAAGATGGCAACAAAGGTGAGAAAGAAGGATTAACCCTTAAAAACGGAGAACTCGATAGCGTAACAGGGGACTACCATGGTGCCTTAAAAGTTTTTGACGAAGACCATCACCAAATCCGACGAGAGATAGAAGAAGGAATAGATTATGAAGAAGTAGACCCAGAAATCCAAGATTAGCCATTGATTTTTATTTGCATATTTGAAATATAATTATTAAATTTGTATAAACAAAAAATCAAAAGGCCGTGGATTTAATAATTAGACCCAGTAGCAATGACACTATAGCTATTGCTCTTGGTGGTAAATTAAAGGGAATAAAGGTTAAGAATTCCTGGATAGATTTTTAAGTATTAAAAGTGAAAGTGAACAAGGAGAAGAGATTCAATTCAATCTATAACAAACACCTACTATGAAAGAAGTATTAAACGCAACTCAAGTAGTAAACCGAGTAAATCAACTTATCAATGAAGGTAAGAAGTTAAAGGCATTCGGTTTACCTTATCCACCTTATCAGGAAGACTTGGTCTTTACCGATGAGAGAATCAATCGGCAGGGTTGGCTATGCACCAACTCGAAGGTAACTTTATCAGCATCTGCCTGTGCTACCAAGATAAAGATACACACAATCACGGGTTGGTGCAACCTTTTCCAATATGTTGAAAACGGCAAATACATCGATACCCTCAGTGAAGACGGGAACTACGTCGGTATGCAGGTTATGGATGATATCTGCCCGGGAATGCTTTTGGGAGAGTCTCAGGAAGACAAATTGATAAACCTGGGTATGATTATAGATGTAATGGATGATGAAGATGAAGCTATTCGTACGGTAACAGTAGTTGGTACGGATTTCTTGGAAAGAAACTATCATTCATTAGCCAAAGAACCTTCAAGTTACTTTGTATTCGACAAAATCATGTAACACTTTTAGATATGCACACTAATCATCGCATAGCTCTTTTAATCAGGGCAAGCAGACTTTACTGCCACAGCATGTACCAGGAGTATGAACCTAAATATTACTCCACAATCAAAGAAGTAGTTCTCAACTTTACTAACAAACTCTTCGGTACAAAGAGTATTGAGAACAAAATAGATATCAAGGTATTGCCTTTGTTTGAGGATAATTACATAGGGGTAAATATAGCTATAGAGTCCCCTGATGGATCCGGTCTGGAGTTCGAGCTTTACAAGCAACCACTTATTCCGGAAGAAGATTACTACTACAAGCCGAGACCTATACCAGCTAAGGCCTAATAAATAAAGGACCATTAAGACCTCTTATCTAGAGGTCTTTTTTTGTGTTACTAAACTAAACTTACCTTTATAAGGATTAAAATCTCTAGAACCTATTCCTACTGCCTGATGCCGAGAAGTTTTATTTGCATATTAAAAATATTATTGCTATATTTGTATAAAGATAAAAATAAATATAAACCTTAAATATTAATACCATGGAAAAGAAAAAGATTAAGAACTTAGCAAAAGGGGAATATTTTATTCTGAATCCCATCGAAGAACCCAATGCCTCTCAAGTCTGGGTAAGAGGAGAATACATCAGGGAAGCTAAGAAATACAGTACCTACAAATGGGAGGACACTAATCATGAAACTCTCAGGAAAGGAGACAAGGAAGTTTACATAGGTTTTACCTTTTAACACTTACAACTAGGGCACAGCAGAAAAGGTACAAATTGCTCATCTGGTTCTATCTCCACAATCACCTTCACAAAAGTATTCATGCTGCACATAGCATGGAGGTAGAACTAACCCGGAAAACTGAAGTTAGTGAATGGGTAGATGAGAATGATGAGAGTATTGCAAAAGCATACCTCATCTGACCTCTGATTTATATTTGCAAATATAGATTAAATTCATTATATTTGTAATATAGAAAAGAAATAAAATCGAATATTATGAAAGATTACAAAAAGGTATTGCTGGATGGGTTAAAGAAGTCGAGCAATGTTCAAGAAGAAGAGAGGGATTGCATCAAGGAAGCAATCAAAGAGACCTACCTTGATATGGTTGAAGAGTTGGATGCCCGATTAGGGTTAGAACTTTTTGATTATCGGGTAGAAGTAAGATACTACTCTGATGGAATCCCCGAAAGGTTCAAGCATACTCTATGGGTTAAATTCTCGGATAAGACCATGCCCAAGATGTCTTTCAGAGGGGCAATGCAACAGGTGGTATCTATCCTCTCAACTGGAGATGATGAAGTAAAGATTATCAGTCATAACACTGGACTCAAAATCGAGATAGTAGCATGAGTGCATTCAATAAGATACAAAGAGAATACAACTGGGTATGCAAGCATATCAAAGGGCCTTTATATAGAATAAAGATGCAAGAGCTATACAATGAGGCTAATAAAGCTATCCTCAACCCAAAGTTAACTCCAGAACAGAAATTAAAAATAATTGGTATCAGAGATACATTAAAGACAAAACTATGAAAAAGAAAGAAGAACAAGGGTGCTTAAGACCCCTGCTAATAGCTATCGTATTAGTATTGGTAGCGACGATTTGGTACCAGATATCCTACCAAAGTGAGGAAAAGAAAGAGCCCGAGACAAGGCAATTAGTAAATCCCGACGGGAGCCTAAAATTTGAAGCAGTTCAAAGATTGGCTCCCGATTATATTGATAGCCTCAAAAGAGCCGGTGAAATTGAGAGATGGTTAAAAGAACACCCTCAGCAAAACATCAATATACACATCACTATAGAAGACGAACGCTGGTAAAGGCCGTTAATATTTATTTGCAAAACAGCCAATATTCTGCTATATTTGTATAAAGATAAAAATAAATATAAACCATAAATTTAATAAGCCATGATTAAACAAACTCGTAAACCTATTCAATCAACCAAATCAAATTCGAACAAACCCTGAGAAGAAAGGGATTAAGGTCACAAGGAGTATTCATAACCCTTAACAAATAAAGCCATGAAGACATTTTAGTATCTTACACTGGGCAAGAAAAGGATGAAGCCACAGGAAACTACATCTCAGTAAATCACAAAGGATATATTCAACACTGGGACTGTGGCCCAACCTACATAACGGCCATAATCCTCAGTATCGAAGGAAAATTCCACTCAGTCTCAATAGATAAAATCTAGGTAGAAAAAGAAGATATGCCCCAAAACCAAGAATAACCTTGAAATCAATAGAAGAAATCACAAAGGAGTTAACACCAATAGAAAAGGTACAATCCTTAATATCTATGATAGATACTCATATGGGCCCAGGAGAAAATATCCCAAGGGTATAATCCTCTTGGCTCAATCCCCAAAAGAAGACTACCCACCCCAACCCCCAACCCCAAACA